GCCACAACTATTACAAGCACTTTTTCCTAAACTTGATATAACTGTTATAAGTGCGGTCGGCGCAGGCCACGAGTTTTTGATTAGTGAACTGTTAACCAAGGATATTACAAATTCGCTGGTAATTTTTCAGTGGCCTGATCATAACAGATTTGATAAGTTAGTGCAGGATCAATACTGGGAAAATATAATACAGTCTGATCAGATTTATAATTTTAATACCTATAAAACTAATCATGGAATGTGGTGGTGTAGTAGTGCTAGCAAAACTGATATTATACAGCAATACCATAATTGTTACATCCAATCACAACAGAGCAAACTTAGACAGCAAAATCAAAAAATTCTAATAGAAGCATATCTTAACTCGTGTGCCAAATATGTTTGTACCAGCAACCGTGTTCAAGAAAAGTTTTACAGAGATGCAAAATTTGAACTGATCTGGGGAGATCAAATACAACCATTGCCATTGGTGCATTATCACTGGTTAGTTGAATCAATAATACCGGCCACTGGATTAGAATTGGATGTTAATCGTTCAAAAGAATTGTTAAAAAGAATTTCTACACACCATTGGATTCCTTACGACCCAGATCGAAAAGAAATTTGGGAAACAATGTCTAGCATTAGTTTAACGGATTGATTATACAATATCTAACACCTGATCGCTGATGTATTCAACTTCGAGGTCTGTTAGTTCAGGATAGATAGGCAGACTTAGCACACGACGAGCAAGACTTGAACTTGCTGCCAACAATCCAGGACCTGGGTATGCACGATACAATGACATCTCGTGCAAGGGATTTGTATAGTGTACTCGTGTTTCTATTTTGCGTAAAGTAAGATTTGCTCGCAAGGTATCACGTCCATCAACATCTATAACAAACTTGTGGAAGGCATGATTGTGTGCGTTAGAGTCGTTGATCAAACAGCGTATGTTTGCATTTTTAAATCGTTCACACCAGTGATCGGCGATGCTTTGTCTACGTGCTTGCCACCGATCAATGTGTTTTGCTTTGACTAGCATATGGGCACAGTCTAGTTCACTCATGCGGCTGTTGGTGCCAGGATTACGATGTGTGGGCTTGCCGTTGTCTCTCCAGGCTCTTGCATATTCTGCTAGATCCAAATTGTCTGTGACCACAGCACCACCGTTGCCATAACAAGCAAGGTTCTTCATGGGATCAAAGCTAATTGCGCCACCACCTCGCCCGGTTCTCTGACCATCTGCTGCCAGCCAATGTTGTGCGGCATCCTCAATTATAACAGTATCGTGTCGTAGCCATTCATTCCATGCACGAAGATTACCGTGATGAGTCATGGACGCACCATACAAGCCAACTAGCACTACAGCTTGATAACTCAAGTCATGTGGAATTTTATTAACATCTATTAAGCCGTGTATGTCTGTGTCAATGATGTGTATATCCCAGCCTGCACGTATAAATGCATTGGCTGTGGCCACATAAGTCATTGAGGGTATTAACACAGTGGGAGGATGTGGTGCAAGACGGTCGCATGTTGCCCAGTAACTGGCTAAAATCTCAAGTGCGTGGGTGCCTGAGTGGCAAGTTACTGCATAACGCACACGATTTTTTTTAGCCAGCCAGGCTTCGAACTCCACGGTGTTGTTGCCGTTCATAAGTTGACCACTGCGAAGTACTTCGTCAGTGGCGTCTAAAATCTCTGTGCGGAGATTGTTATACTGCTTTTTTAGACCAGTAAACGGAATTGTTAAGCCAGTTGAAGTAATTTTGGAATCCTTCTTCTACATCTATTTTGGGATCATACCCTAGAATAGTTCTTGCACGATCAATGTTTAATGCACCGCGTGACGGAAAGTCTGCGTCTTTGTCTTTGCACTCAATAGTACCCTTGCCAACAATTTTAACAATCATTTCTGCGGCTTCTAACAAGCTCACGCTATGTGATTTAGTAATGTTATAGGTGTTGTTGCGACTCATAATACGAGTAGCAGCCGCCACAATGCCATCTGCGGCATCATCCACATAGGTAAAGTCTAGCGTCTCCCCTGCCCCATTAACTTTGAGAACGCCTCCTCGCATGGCGCCGAGCATAAATTTTGCCACGACTCGGTCTTCCACATCCAAGGGGCCGTATACAGCACTAGGCCTAATAACAGCGTAATCGAAAGCGCCACGGCGATGGTAGTCTTTGACAATGTCTTCTCCTGTTAGTTTCATAATGCCATATTGGCCAATAGGTTTGCAGTTGTAGTTTTCTTCAACTTGATCTTCAAAGTCTCCGTATACCATTGAACTTGAAATGTAAACAACACGTTCTACACCGTGCTTTTTGGCACTCTCACAAACGTTAATCAAACCTTCCATCATAACACGGCTACCCCAGGCAGGGTTAGCATTGACAACTTTCTGTCGGGGAAAACTGGCCATGTGGATGATAACTTCGGGCTTGTGCTTGTTTACTAGCCAATCAAAGTTGTCGGCATCAGTAATATCAATGTGATAGATGTTGTTGCCGGATATCTTCTTTAACCGTTCTGACATCAAGTAATCAAGTTCTGCTTGTGGAATGATTCCGTAGTTGGTACGTGTATCTGTAATAATCACTTCGTGTTCTAGAGCTTCTAATCGTTGCACAACATTGTGTCCAATAAGACCCAGTCCACCTGTTACTAATATTTTCATTTGTTGCCCCACTTCAATGTCCAAAAGGTTTGATCCTGTTCACTTAATCTTGCCATGATACGATACAAGTGCCCATAACTAGAAATATCTGCCTGCCGAGTCCAGTAAGGTTTTTCCACAGCATGTTCCATGATGAACTTACCAGCATCTGATTCCTGCCACTCGTATATAGGTTGTGCCACATACAAATCAGGATCTTCTACATCGCCCATGCGTATCTCGTGTACACACACATCACGAAATTTTACGGCTCGGTCTCCAATGATTTCAACCCGTTCAGGTTGCCATTGCTTGTATTCGTTTGGATAAGTGTGTGTTATTGCCATATGCTAGTATAGCACACGGGTTAGTCTTTAGCAACCAAGTCGGCTGCCATTGGGAAGATTGCTGTGATGGCTTGAGCACAAGCTCGTGCAATCTCTTGATGTTCTTTTTGTGTGCCGCTGGCACTGCGCAATTCGATAAAATGAATCCAGGAACGCAAGGTTCCATTCATGTACAATCGACTTTCAATTAGGCCTTCGGGCAACACGGCTCGAGCTTGCTCCTTGGCAATGCCATTTTTAATTGCCCATTCATACTCGCGCTGTGCCGCATAGATAACTCGTTGTTGAGCTCTGTACCATTCGTTCTGTAACAAATGATCATCAGTCTCTATGCTGTTTTGTCTATTTGATGTGTCTTGAAGTCGGACATCTCGGGTAACAAAGTTAAGATCCTTTGTTGGGTCAGCGTAACGCTGGCTAAACTCTTGGAAACTAAAACTTCTGTGACGTAACATCTGCCTTGCAATATCTCTTGTTGTCGTAATCTCCATGCAAGCTGATACCATTTCGAGAGGGCTCCAGTGCTGGTGCTTAACGAGGTACCTAATGAGCTTGTTTGAAGTGCTGGTGTTGAGTTGGTTACTTGGATTGGAAACTCTTGCACAGTAGGCAATGAGTTCTTGTGCGTCTGCAATTCCCTGGCTTGCGAAATCTGCAGTGGGTTGGCTGTAACTGAGTAGTCTGACATCCATAATATTTATAGTCCGTTGAGGAGTTTGTCGGTTTCGGGTTGTAAGATTTTGGCTACTTCACTAACATCAACAACAAAGTCAATGTCTTTGACTTCGTCGCCTAGTTCAGTAAGTGTGCGGGTCAAGACAATTTCTAATTCGTCCATGTCAAGGCCCTGTTTTTTAAGTGTAGCTAGATTGATGGTACGTTGTTTCTTACCATGCAATCTAATTACAACTTTTTTAATGCATTCAAGTGGGATTTCAGTCTTGTTGACTTCTTCAATGATATGTTCCCACTTGTTTAGGAACTCATTACTGAACTGCATCTGCTGGCACTACCTTGGCCTTGGGAGGACGACCACGACGAGGTGCTGTGGCAGTAGGTTGTGCCTGCTCTTGTGCTGGCTCCGAATAGTGATTCAAGTTCACAGCTGGATACATGCGTTGAGCATCTTTTTTCATTCTGGCAGCCTCAGAGATCATGCCCTTGGCTTCTGATTCCATACGTTTGGCCTGCGCCAACATGTTCATGGCCAGTGACTTGTCATCAAGTGCACCATCAGTTGATGCAAGCAATGGTTCCGGCTGTTGTGTTTTGCGCTCTTGGACACGCTTGAATTCTGCTTCGGCTTTGCGCTTCACAGCAGGATCCACTAGACCAGTGCTTTTGTCAATTTCACGCAGGCGATTGATAGCAGCCTCACCAGTTTCCATCTCTTTGATGATACGGTTGAGTTCGTCTAGCTTGACATTGCTTTGGGCGTTGGGTGTAACAATAACCTGATTGCTAGGAATCTTCTTGATCATGCCCTCACGATGCAAGGCTTCCAGTTGTGGACGACCGTCTGGCAGTACTCCGCGATGCAAGGCATCTGCTAAATTAGTGGCCTGTTGACCCACTGGGCTTTCCAAGGTCTTCATAATTGAATCATGAATGTGTGTAGGAAGTGTTTCGGGATAGATGACCAAACACATATGGTCTTCGCCAGGTACTTCTCTAAATAAGATAGCAACCTTGCGGTCACCGTGTCTTCCGATGTGTTTAAGCATTTTGTTCTCCTTGTGGGGTTTGTGCTTGGGCCTGCTGAGCAGCCAATTGGGCTTGAGTAGCGTCAATAAAGTTAGTGAGCTTTTCGTATAGTTCACCAACACTTTTCATTTCGTGAGCTTTGAATGCTCCACGAGTGCATGCGGCATCAATCAGGTTCTTGATTGAAACGATGTCTGTGATTGTTAGTTGTGCGTTTTCCATGCAAATATTTAACGAGAATATATCTAGTGGAGATTTTTATTCAATCCCAAAATGTTTCAACACATAAGATCCTGCTGAATCATGCTGAAATTGATTTATTGTGGCAATATCCGCACATTCTCTCACAATCAAACTGGCCAGTTGATCAATTTTATCAACTGCAATCCACTTACCGCTTACGTCGGTTCCTATTTGATTTACTAATTCCTGTAGTTTGGGTTCCATACTTCTTTTCCATAACTGGTTTGATGTTAATATCGTATATCTGTTCCATCACACGCCACAAGCCTCGGCGTTCAAGTGCGGTCATGCCACGTACCCAAGGTGGGTCAGTGGCTAATTTTGGCACTTCATAATCTTCTCTATACATCACGCACATTGAGTGAATGATCTCTTCACGAGTTTTCACTTGTATTCCTTGATATCCTTGTGCGTGACCACAATGATGTAATGCACTTGGCCATTGTATTTGATGGGCAAGTCAAGATGAATTGTGATCCTAGGACCTTCAATGTGATTGATCACGGTATCGTTGCCTACTGTACCTACAAAGGGGATCTTGTTCCAGTGCCCGAACACACGATCCCCCAAGTACCATATAGGATAGTAACCGATACGTTCAAAGTAATCGGTTTGATTGCCCATTACAATTTCATCTTATGTTTATTGAGAAAGTAGTTAACGGCGGCAATGGCAAAATTAAATGCGGCACTAACATAGTTTCCAACCGCTAATGAAGACAATCCTGCCATAACACAGATACCAATGATGAACCAAGTAATAGCATCTTGGTGTGTAATATACCACGTTCTAAAAGCACTCATGTTAGTTTCCTTTCGTGTACAAGAGTTTCAAACTGTTCAAACAGTTCTTCAAACTTATGATGATAAACAGCAGACAATGCCTCAAAATCGGCACTCTCTGCATTCCGCTTGGCCAACAACTTGACGTCATCAACCATGCCCCAGCAACTCATAATCTGTTGCTCAAAATCAAAACGGTCTGTCATTGCTTCCATTCCTGTCTGGCCTTAAGGGCCTCTGTAAAAATTTTCTTGCCTAGTTCCCATAGTGGATGCCAAAAGTACCCTACCACAAGGCCCAGAAAAAACCAATTTAATGCGTTGAGAAAGTCTTGCATTAGTGTGCCTTTTCTTCATCATAGTAAGCATACTGACCCCATGGTGGCTCAATAGTTGTGGTGCCATGCAAGATCCAAACTGTATCTGCATAGTTCTCATCGCCCCAGCTACCAAATGGGTAGCCGTCTGTAAACACCACAAGACGCTTGGGCTCAATTTCCTCGGCCTTCAGGTAGTTGTAGATGGCGTCAAAGTCTGTACCGCCACCACCTTTGACCTCGTAGTCGCAAATGTCATCCAAGTTGTCACTGTCGTATTGTGCAGGGTTATACGCCTCGGTGTCAAAAGTAAACACATGGATCCGGTATGCAGGGAACGAGTCCATGATACCTTGGATCTCGCCCAAGAAGTCCTTGAGCATCTTCTCGCTAATTGAACCCGAAGCGTCCAGTGCCACTGCAATATCAATCATGGGATCCACCTTCATGCCGGGCATGACAGCATCCATGTGCCAGCCTTTGCGGCTTGCTCGCATCCAAGTATAGTCGCTCTTAATTGTAGATTCCAATTGCATACGGAGCAGTTCTCGCCAGTTCATTTGGGGCTCTGTAAGCTCTTGGATAAGACGCTTGACACCTGCGGGCAAGTTACCTGCGCCATCTACTGTAGCGGCAGCTGCCAACATGGCTTCTTTAATCTCGTCCTTAATTTGCTGGCGTTCTTCTGCTGTGAGCTTGGGACGACCCTTGCCTTCTTTCTCGTCGCCATCGCCTTCACCATCTTGTTCCTCATCGCCTTCACCATCCAAGTGCTCGTCAATCATCTGGTCCAGCAATTTACCAATGTCCAGTTTCTCTGCTTTCTCGTACAAGATATCGTAGATCTCTTCCGAGCTCATGCCGTCATATTTTGGATTGTGTAAACAAGGCACTGTGGTGATCTTCTCACCCACACGGTGTTTAATTAAATCTGCGTTGACACAATAGTCATTGGCAATGTTAAACAACTGGTGATCCCGCTCACCTCGGCGTCCAAAGTGGTCATATACACAATGCAGGACCTCGTGCCCAAACAAGAATTCGATTTCTTTGGGACGCAACATTTTAATGAAGCGGCTATTGTAATAGAAGTTTCTGCCATCTGTTGCGGCAGTAGAGCACCACTCGTCTGCGTTTACTAGTTTCAACCGTGTTGCCAAGTTACCAAAGAAACTGGCCTTGAGCAACAGGCCCACACGAGCAGTGATCAGCATCTCGCGTACTTCTCTGTCAAGTTTGGGATCTGTTTTGCCCAGAAGGTTGGCAAACTTTTTCTTGTCGTCTTTTGTTGCAGTAGTGGATGTCATATATGCCTTTCTAATTTGTATAACGTATTATAGCAAAGAGCAATTTACTGGTCAAGTTAAAGAGGAGGGCAGTGCGACACAGCCCTGTGTTTTTGAACACCACCCTCCTAATCGATTAAGCGGATGCCTGCAAAATGTACTTACCAAAACGCTGGTGGAACTCGTCAAAGTTCTTGAGCTTGGTGGGCAGGAACGGTAAGTCGTATGTTGTCAACGCAATACGAGCACCCATAACTGTTAACTCTGTCTCAAAGTTCTTCATCATGTAGCCCAGGAAGTTGTCTGCCATGTCGTGGAACTCTTTGTCTGCTGTCTTGTTCTCCACAGCGGCCTTGAGCTCGTAGCACATGGAGATCACCAAGCTATACATGGCACTGACCTCTTTGACATTCAAGTCTTTTACCTTGCCCTTAAGGATGTCTACAGGGTTGGGCATCTTGCTGGCAACCTTGCGGTGAGCCATAAACTTAACAGCAAGACCTTCACCTACGGTACCAGCAATTAAGTTGGTCAAGGTGTCGTTGTCGCACTCGTCGTCTAAGAGCTCACTTACAAAACTCCATGAACGAGGAGTAGCAAAGGCACGACTGGCACTCTTGGCATCGAAGTCGTATAAGTCTTGTTTGGCAAAGCTCAAATAACCTACCACGTCTTTGTGGATTTTGTTTAGAACAGCCCACTCTTGCCAAGACGCAAAGTCCACTTTCATCTCTTGATGGATGAAACGATTGGCAAGCGGAGTAGGCATACGATAGGTAACGCCTTTGTCGCTTTCTCTATTGCCTGCGGCTACCATAACAACATTGTCGGGTAACTTGTACTTGCCAATACGACGATTCAAAATAAGCTGATAGGCGGCACTCTGGACTGACGGCGCGGCCGAGTTCAACTCGTCTAGGAACAGGACCACAATAGGGTACTGGCTGGCCAGTTCGTCATCTGGAAGTTCTACTGGGGGAGCCCAATCCATCTTGCCCGAGTCCTTGTTATAGAACGGGATACCACGAATGTCTGTGGGCTCCATCTGACCCAGGCGCAGGTCGATCATGTAGCCTCCGAGATCTCGGGTAATGTTCTCAACAAGCTCGGATTTACCAATGCCTGGAGGACCCCACAAGAACAAGGGACGTTTAACTTGGAATGCTTTAAGCAGGGATTTACGAGCCTGTACGGCTGTGACGGTGCGGGTATCTGACATGGGCTGTGCCTTTCTAGGGTTGAAAAATTAACTAACTAAGCTTCTATTGTAGCAAAACACGAATATCGTGTCAACTGTTAACTGTTGCAAAAGGACTACAGTCTTCGTTTTCCTGATTGACAGGATCTTCAGAAGGATCCGCAACTTCGTACACCCAATTGATGGGCACATCAAGAAGTCGGGCAATAGTAACGGGCAAGTAGCCCTCAACTAACATACCGTCGATTTCCACGGCAAGATTGCTCATAGCACTCATAACTAACTCCTTTTTAACTACAATACACATATTATAGCAAAAAGCAATTTAATGGTCAACCTGGACAATCGCCACAATCTATGCGGGTGTTGTAGGGGTAAAATCTTTAACGTAGATGGCCGAACTCATGCACGTATTGAATCCCGTAACAGGATTCCAAATATCAGCATGATTGGTGTTTAGATATTGCAACCCTTGAACCCAGTGATCGTAAATTTTTGAGTTGGTTTTTTCTGCTAGGTCTTTAAGTACTGCACTGTCATGATTGGTTGTGCTTCCAATGCCGTTTTCTGATTTGGTGTCCCAATAATATTTGTTGTAGCCTGATGCCGCAACGGCATCAAACACATTGCTACGACCAAAACTCTTGTTCCAACTAGCATATAGATCACCTCGTTCACGCAACCCACGATTGGTTGGTTTTCCTTGAATTTCGTGTACAAACTCATGACTGCATTCAGGATGATGCTCAAACCATGCAATGCTCATCCACACTTGTTTGATATAAAGCCTAGTGGCCTCTGGACACAAATAAAACAAGTGCCTAGGGCCACCAAGATGATGGTATAATGCCGCATCGGGCATTTGAGCATACCACTTTCCATCACGTAAATTAACTCTTGGTTTTTCTACACCGGTAATGTCACATCGACCAATAATATGGTCTAAGCCAATGAGATCTTTGTGATACATTGCTGTGTGGTATCTAGAAGTTTTGGTAAAATAATGAAAGTGCCCTGGACCATGATATATCCAGTCTGCTTTATGTTCTTGATAAAATTTAAATGTAGTGTCTTGATCGTATTCTACGTGCCTAATTTTTAACCAAGGTTGCAAGTGAGTTTTAATCCACTGTGCTTTTTTAAGTGCAATCAAGTGTTCAAAATTGTCTTGAGTCTTAATATACGGTCGACTGAATACTAGTATTTCGTCCAGTCGTGTGTTGGTGCGTAAAATACTATCTAAAATGGTATGACTGTCGTATCCTGCACTATACCACAACGCCAAATATTGATGTTGATCTCTTAGAGCTCTAACACGTTGATCTATCAGTGTGTGTATCGATTCTTCTGGCTCTACAGTCCAGTTGTGCAGGCGGTGTTCATCGTCTGCAAAGTAAAAATGCACACGACTCATGTCACCGCCTGCAGCCTCTACTGCCAAAAGTTTGTTGGTAGTTTTGTAATCACCAACTTGATAGTAAAGGTACTGATCAGAATTCATAGATCGATGTTTTGTATGCTGGTTTTAAGTTGATTAATAAATTGGGTGTATGGTTGTGCACCGTACCCGATACTAAACTGATTCCTCTTGGCAAGATTTTCTTGAACAGCAGGATCTTTGATGGCATTGAGTATGTCTCTTTGCAACTGTCTAGCTTCCTCCTGATCCATTTTTGGACTTGATGCAATCAACACACCACCTGTAACTTGGCCAATTCCCAACTGTTTACGCACTGATGGAATAGTTTGTCCAGCCAATTGTATAGACTGATCGGTTGTATTGCCTAAAATACGCAATTTACCAGCTTTAACATGCTCGTCAATTACCGGAGCATGAGAAACAATTGCAACTTCAATATCGTTGGACAGCATTGCTGTGAGAACTTCTGCTGTGCCTTTGTACTTGACAGGCTCAACACTTTTTGTCTTCCACTTGTAGTGTTGTGCCAAAATGTGCAAGTTAGCAACTTCTACTGGGTTAGCATAACCTACAAAATTTTTAGAATTGCCCGGTAATGCCTTAACCAAATCACCCATGTTCTTATACGGAGAGTCGGCTCTTACTATCCAGGTCTGCGGAGTTAGTCCCACAGGAGTAATTGGAACAAAATCATCGTCACTATACGGCAAGTCTTTTATAATTTTAGGATTGAATACTAGTAGACTGGTAGTGGTTAAAATTAATCCAGGGTTCGCCATGTTTTTAAATCGTACAACCCCTGGAATCTGATTGCCACCGCCTACACTTTCAACTATTAGTTTGTTACCAGTTTGTCTAGCGTAAGCTTCTGCAATTGCCCTTGCAGTAACTTCGCTAGAAGACCCAGGTGCGTTGGGATTAATTAATACATACTCTTTGGCCGTGGCCACGTTAATAAACATTGCAACAAGCAATGACACAATAAATTTCATAATTTCCTCGAAAAGTTAAGTTTAAAAAGTACTAGTAGAAGAATTCTACGTACGGTCGGCGTTCTGTAGTATATTCTACAGTAAAGACATCTCTATGTCAAGCGTCAAATTGATCCGACGTCGGCCCCTGCCGGCGCTGTAACAATATTTATATTGTATTGATTTTCCAACCAAAATAATAGCCCTTTCGGGCTATTACATTGTGGGACCGTTGCCGTTTTTGAAACCTACTGTGCCACCTTCTGCTTCAATTCGCTTGATCACATCTTCAAACAAGATAGGTGCAAAGTCAGTTTGTTCCACGCATACGCAATGATACCGAGGATCGATTTCGTTACTGTACAACATAGTACCAGTCTTGACATCGTATCCACGAGCCTTCTTCACACGAGTGGCGTGCAAGTGTCCGTGAATGTTAACACCAAATCGACCCAAGCTGGCTTCGTGAACAGGTATGTGGCTCAAGATCATTCCGTTCATCACATGGTACGCTCGCAACTCTCTAAAATACTCACGATACTCAACATCTGGAAAGATGTCGTGATTGCCACGGATCAACACCTTGTCACCGTTCAAACGATGCAATGTCTTTAATGCTTTACGATTGATAACAACATCGCCCAAGTGGTAGACCTTGTCGCTAGGACGCACACAGTCGTTCCATCGCCGAACCATTTCCTCGTCCATCTCATCTGGATCAGTCCATGGACGCAATTTTACCTCAGGATCATCTGGGTGTGTGAAGCGACAGACACCGGCGTGTCCAAAGTGGGTGTCGCTGACTAAAAATACACTAGGCATCTTGTGCTCCTTTCTTTAATCAAGTATTATAGCACAGATGCCTTTTCTGGTCAACGGCTATATGTTTGTTGTTGTTTTTGACGGTGTCGATCTTCTGCAGTTTCTTTTAGCAGATAGTTGTTGCCTACCAACCCTTCTTCAATTTCCATGATAGCAGTCACCATTGGTCCATACTTGGTAGCAATCTTAGGAGCATGACCTCGACGCAGTTCTCGCACTCGTTGACTTGCTACTAGTACTAGATCATATCGATTGCCCAAGGCTTCTACAGCCGCTCCACTAGTGAGTCCAGCAGTCCTACCAGATACATCATGTTCAATTTTCATCTTCATCTTTCGTTGTTAAACCATTTGAATGTTTGTCTGAAGTCTTTTCGACATCCTGAAACAAACGCTTTTCTTGCGCAGTGAGTCGGTCCTTGTGAGTCTTGCGTGGATTACCACACAAGTAACAGCCAGGATTTCCGCAATCCATCACATGATGTTTGGCCAGTCGATGAGGTTGTTTTATTACCTGATCATGAAACCCTAGACCATGTGCTTTGGCAATTTTTACTTGCCTAGCAACCTTGACATCAGTTTTGTGCCGACGTCGTGAATTCATAAATTTGGCTAATTCGTTACTCACAATGCCTCCGTTTCAATGTATTATACAACAACAAGTTATTGTTGTCAACTTGCCAATGCTCGATCTGTCTTGGTCATGTCTGCACAGGTATAAGTTTGGTAACTGGGTTTTAGGTGTTCAGGCATGGGAATTTCTTCTATAGGTACACCAAATTGTTCTGCAACTTCGTAAAAACTTTGGGTCCGGCCAGTGCCCACATTGAACACACCTGACTGCTTGACATTTAAGAACGCAAGATGCGTATCGATAACTTGGCTTACGGGCACAAAATCTCTTCGATAGTCTCTACTGCCCTCAAACACACGTATTCGGCCTGTTTCTTGAGCTTGCTTTTCAAACTGATGATATGGACTAGCCTGGCCACCTTTATGAGCTTCACCAGATCCGTACACATTGAAATAACGGAAACCTTGTATACGATCGCCAACATGGTAAGCAGACTCCTGTAACTTGATAGCATACCTTTCGAACATGTATTTGCTCCAGGCATAAGGCGTGCGTGGATCTACAGGCGAGTCCTCACGAAACTCTTGGTTCAATCCATATACACTGGCACTGCTGGAATACTGAAAGTGTGTGCCGGTGTTCATGCAACGATCCAACAGTTGACAACTAAAGTCATAGTTTTGCCTCATAATCTTGTCTACATCTCGTTCAGTTGTGCTAGATATACCACCTATGTGAATACACACATCTCGATCATGTGTGGTTAATAAATTGGGATCCTCACCCCAGTCAAAGGTTTTAACATCATGCCCGGCTAGAGCCTTCAGCATGTTTGAACCAATAAACCCCTTGTGGCCTGTAAGTAAAATTTTCATTGTTGACTGTCTCCTTTGCCCACACGATAGTTGTCTTCTACAGAGTCTGGTGTGGACACTTCGCAAATCATGCCAGGCTCTATGCAAATCAACTGATGCGGCGACAGTGGAGGATTGTGCCACACATCACCAGGCACTAGATCGCGTTCTTCAACTTCTGCAGTGACAGTATCAATCACACGCACAACAAAGCGGCCCATGATCACATACCATGTTTCGTCTTTCACAGCATGAAAGTGCATGCTAAACTTGGCACCTGCTTTGAAGTTCAACATCTTGCCACAGTACTTGTCATTGCTAGCCCAGATGTTTTCTGACCCCCATCCTTTTTCTACAAATCCATTTAATCTCATGTGATTTCCTCTAATGTGGGAGCATACACTCCTATGTGTTGTACGGTAACTGCGCTAGCTCGAATTGCAAACTCTATGGCCTGATCCATGTTGTTGGATTTTAAGTATTCATAGCACAAGGCAGCAAGGAATGTGTCACCTGCACCGCACACATCTGTCACTGCTATTTCCACAGCAGGGTATGTTTGATCTTTGTAACGAGCACCTTGGCGACCTTGTGTAACAATGAGATCTTCACACACGGTCTTGGCATCGTTGTATTCTTTGTTGTTGATTTTTACAATGCAACCCGCAAGCCTTGCTAGGTCAGTTTTCTTTGTGTCTACAAAAATTGGTCCTTGATAAGTTTGACGCAAATCCTCAATCAATTCGTAAGTAACATTGCCTTTGTTGTAGTCACTGACAACTACAGCGTCACAAACAGACAGATCAATACCAGCAAGTGGATACGGCTGATTGATGTAGTCGTTGTCTATGCGAACAATCTGTTGTCGACTACGTTCGTCAATGAGTCGAGTTTTTGATCCAGGCTGTCCGCTGGCTACCACAACTTCACAACCTAGTGCCACAAGATTAGCTGCCACGTTGGCAGCCATGCCGTTGCGACTTTCTTCTCGGGTAGGAATAAAAACTGGAACAGGTGCTTCGGGGCTGATACGATCAACTACCCCATATTGGTAGTTGTCCACGCACACATCACCTACTACTAATATCCTGAATGGTTTGTGTTGTTGAGTATGGTTCAATTCTGTCATAAAACACTATTTCTTTGCAATACTGCTGACCTACAATGTGCTTGCCTTTGTAGTCTGATCCTTTGACCATGATGGGATTGTATAATCTACAGATATCCTCAAGCTCTTGGTCACTGTCAAAAAACCAAACAGTGTCTACACTACGTAGGCTTTCTAACATGAGCTTGCGGTCATCTTCTGAATTTATAGGACGGCCGTCGCCTTTGAGTTCTCGAACACGTCGGTCGCTATCAATAGCAACAATTAAAGAATCACCCAGACTCCGTGCATAATTTAGCAATTGTACATGGCCTGGGTGCAAGATGTCAAATGTTCCGTTGACGAATATGGTTTTCATTAACTGTTTAGGACTCTGGCTACACTAGTAATTACCGCCGCAATGCGACCAATGTCACGTAATTGCTCTACTGTGTATCCTTCCTTTTTCAGTGTCTCATAATGTGCTTTCACACAGAAGTGGCACTTGCCCACAATGCTGGCTGCCAAGCTGTAAGCTTCGAATCTAGCTTTGGTTGTGCCACCGTGTGACACAATAGCGTTCATGCGTAACTGTGCTGGTAAGCCCTTCAAGTTCTCATCATCGGCCATTTCAACATACGGATACCAAACGTTGTTCTGTGCCATGATTGATCCAGCAGTGAGTGCCGCATCTCGTTCTTTTGTGTCAGTAATACCGCTTGAAATAAAAGTAATCAGTTTGCCGTTGCCTGTTGCAAATGCTGCCGCAAGTGCAATTGCTTCTGCTTCTTCTGGTACCAAAGAGCTACGCTTGATTACAGCGTCCAAGTTTAACTTGGTGTCTTTGGCATATTCTGGAAGACCTTCTTTGAGTTGATCAACCCAGATCATTATTTTCTATCTCCAAACAGTTGTAACAAGTTGATAAACAAGTTGATAAAATCCATGTACAGAGTCAATGCCCCGCGAATCTCTACAACATCGCTAGTATCATAACTAACTTCTTCACGGATCTTCTGTGTGTCATAGGCAGTAAGTCCCAAGAAGATGATAATAGCCAAAGCGGAGATCACCATCTGCATCACGGTGCTGCCAATAAAGATATTAACGATACTGGCAATACAGATGGCGATCAAACCTACAATCATAAACTTGCCCATACTATCTAGGCTCTGTTTAGTAAAGTATCCATAACCACTCATTACAGCAAACAAAATTGCCGCACCCATAAAGGCACTGACAATACTGCCCATGGTAAACACAGCAAAGATTGTAGCAAAGCTCAGACCCATCAATGCCGCAAAGCCATGTAAACATAACTGTGCTACACTTTTAGTTGGATTATTAGCTAATACCATGGCCACACCAAAGATGGCCGCAAGCGGTGAAAAGATCACAATCCATTTCATCCAGCCTGTAAAAAAGAATGCCAGCAACTCTGGACTACTGCCTACATAGTAGCTCACAATCATTGATACAATAACAGCAAGGCTCATGTGTCCATACACACGACCCATTGCTGAGTTAATTTCGCTAGCAGAACGATATGACATTTCATTTTCATAAGTTGGTTCAAACATAAGTTTCTCCTTAAAATTTACCTGATGCTAATACGATTTGACAAATATGTTCCAATCGTTCAATGTGTTCAAATGCCCGCCATGGACTTGTGTCAATGGCCACAACTCCATGACCTTTGATACCTACAATGTCGTAGGCAATATTACCGTTGTTGTCTAATTGTAATTGCTTATGACACTGATCTGCAAGCTCTTGACTGATAGGAGGTACATCGCCTACATTAGGTGCTACCTTGGTATAGCGATTGAGTTCTGGAAAGGCTGCACTTACAGTACTCAAATCAATTCCAGCATGCATTGCGGCAATACAATATGTAGGATGTAAATGAACTACTACCCTAACGTCATTGCTGTGTTGGCCTAGCTTCTTCTGCAAACCAAAGTGCAATGGCAGCTCGCCACTGGGTTTTAGTTTTTCGCTAATATCGGTATAGACCAACTCTATAGCAGAATGATATATTCGAGGAGGTTGGTCATAATAACCTTCTTCAATACCAATCTTTTTGAATTGATCTGGTTGCATAGTCTGCTTACGAACGCCACTGGGTGTGATATAAAAGTGATCACGATCGTGATGACGAATTGAGACATTGCCATCACGACTGGTAATCCAGTTGCGTCTATATGCTTCGACCAAGGTATCGCAAATGGTTTCTAGCATGATTATGCTCCGTAGTAGGTGTTTACATCTTCTTCAGCAAGTTCAGGAGTGTTCCAAACGTTACGATTATTCCACTCTTTGGCTTTTTGCAAACGTTCGTGGTCTGTTAGTTCGTAACACCTGGGCAGTTGATCAGGTTGCCTCATCAACGGATACTTGTGATTTGCTGTGCGGCCAAAGAGTTTTAACATTATAGAGTCTCACCACCAACTGAGCGATTGCAAGCGCAGAGTTCGCCAGTTTGTAATGCGTCCAATACACGAAGTGTTTCTTCAGGGCTACGACCAACGTTCAAGTTATTGACTGTAACGTGTTGGATTTCGTTGTTTGGGTCAACAATAAATGTGGCACGAAGTGCGGCACCTGCTGGAACGTAGAATACGCCTAGCTGTTCAATCAAACTCAGGTTCTTGACAGTGCCAGATGCTGGATCATACGTGGCACGTTGTGTGTCGGCAAATTGGGTGTGAGTAATCTTCTTTAGATCAGCATGTGCATTTTGCCAAGCTACCTTACAGAACTCATTATCTGTTGAACCTGTGAGCAACACTGCATCACGATCAGCAAAGTCCTGTGCCAGTTTGTCATATGCCACAATTTCTGTTGGACAAACAAAGGTAAAGTCTTTGGGATAGTACACAATCACTTTCCACTTGCCCTCAAATGATTTTTCTGTGATGTCAAAAAAAGCATCTTCTGGTTGCCCTGGTCGAACACCTGTTACCACGAATGGTTGTAATTTATCGCCTACTGTTTTCATTTTTTCTCCTAGTAAAAATTAGTACATCAGTGTTTGTACTGAGTGTTTATTGTACTAGTATATAGTCTTGAAGTCAAGCAAAAATGCTAAATCTTACAGAAAATATTTTAATAGCACCAATAGGAAAAATCAATTGTTAACTGGGGATTATTTTGGGAAGGTACGGCACTGCTCTGGGTCCGTAACGTTGTTGCAGAAGAAGTCGTGCCGCTTGAGCTGTATCTGCACCCACACGGTCTTTAAATTCACGACCGTCGGATGTGCGTATAGTTGCTTCAAACAGTTTCATACTCGGCAGAAACAAATTCCCAACCAGCCGCAATTACTTTTTCTGAAGCAAGATCTAAGTCGTATGTTCTGGCAGATTCAAACAATTCAGTATTGCTGAGTACACGTCGAATAGTCAATTTTTTAGCTTCTTGATCCCATGCATAACTAGTGGGCTCAAGTAGAATGTTGTCAGTTAGCATTTGTGCATGACACTGGTCAATTGACTCTGTGAGTTCAGTGCTGTAAAGAGAATTTTTATTTTGGTATGCTTCTTCTGCTGAAGAAAAAGTAGCTCCCGATTTTTGATATATAACAACTTGAATAATGGGCATGGGTTAAGTCCTTTGTAAAATTTTTCCTAATGTTTTTCGAACATCAGGGTCAGTAATGTAATATTTATTCCATTGGTTGTCTATCGCTATTAGCTTGGCAGTCTCTGAATTTGAATCAAAATGTGACTTGCTGGCTTCTTCTTTTTTGCTAGCATACCACAAATCGTTGTGATCAAATTGATAGATATAGTTTTTTGGAGCCCATTTGCTTATAATATCACGGGTGCTGTTACGTCGTTGATCTTTGGAAATCATACTCCATACCTGCATTTCGGGTTGGGCATAGAATCTGTACAATCCTTGATTGTAAAATAGCTGTGTTTGTTGTGCAGTTAAATCTTTAGTATAAGTTGGAACTTTTCTTATCAACACCTCATCAAACTTGAAGTTAAAATTTGCCCACCATATAAAGTCGTAGACTGTTTTGATGTCAATCGGAGCATGGCTTATGGAGTCCTTGATCAGTTGAACAGTTAATTCGGTACTACCTGGGATTGTTGTGGTCAAGTCAGACACAGTTCTCCAAGGCTGGTCAAGAAAATCAAAATTTTGATAGTACGAGTGTACATGTATGGCCCGCCATCCCAGGCATTGATTACCAGCTTCGCCATCAACGATTACAATTTTGTCAAAATTTGAAGAGTTGATATTCAGTGTGTTTATATCTTGTGTTTGTAACTTTTGATCAATAAACCGATGATAAAAATATGGGTTTTCTTTGATACTGTTGTTGTTGTACAGGACAATTAATTTTTCTAAAAAGTTTGTATTACCTGTTTTGAGCAAGCTGACTAGAATGCTGGTGCTATCAATACCTCCACTCCAGGAGATATAAGGAATCCGTCCTGACTGCAAAACTTGCTGACAAAAATTTTCAGCGATAGAGTCGATAACATTATCAAAATTTTCCTCATTGTGAATAAGCTCAGGGATAGCGCACACAGAAGGAGCCAGAGTCCACGGCGTGTTTAGTTGATGCACTCTAGAGGTAGTATGGCTTGGCCACTCAAGTCCTTCGATTAGGTTAAACCAATCACGATGTTGATATTCAATATTTGTAATATCAAAATCATACAATCTAATCAGTCTAGTAGAAAAGTAAATTAAATTATTCATATAGACTTTTGCCCAGTGTGTTCAAGATGCACGATGGAAGAACATTGACTATTCCTATATACTGTGTGGTCAATTGGTATAACTGATCAACAATTTCAGAGATATGTATTTCAACTGAAAAAATTTTGTTTATTTGATCTATGAATTCCACGGCAGCAACTGATGTACTGTTAGTAATATCCCTTAGTTCTAATATTCTGTTATACAACAACAGTTGATCTTGCAATTCTAACTGTCTATTTTGATCTAGTAAACAGGTTGCTGTCTTGTTGATCAAGGTAGGACAATCAAGTGAATGATACTCAGTTTGCGTCTGATCAAATATAGGGTTTGCCATAGAAGGCGTAATTAAAATAGTGTTACTAGTTGCCGGAAGTTGCCAAGAAGTACAGGTATGGCTAGTGAGTTGGTCTTGTAGATCTTGAAAATTTTCAAACACATCAAGGTCACATACCAGCAAAGATAATTTGCCTCTGAACACATTTCTTATGATATGTGCATGCTCTTGATTGTCAATGTTAAGCCAGATATTTCTAAAGTGTGCATCTACTAATGCAAATCTGCCTTTAGTCAAGAACTGAAACTGAGCTTGATAATCCATTGATTATTTGCTGATGTAGGTTCTGTTCAACATGGTATGATTATGATCAGTTGGTCCCCAATCACCATCTGGGTGCCATGCAATAACAGTCATACTTGAATCACTGGTTCTAAATCTATGAAGCTCGTTTTCTTCTAAACAGAAATTTACACCAGTAACAAGATCATGGGACAGCCGAACTCCGTTGCTCCACGTATCACTGATCCCATAACCATCAATCACACAACCTATTCTGATGCTGGGATGTGTATGAGGTGATTGATCAATGCCAGTAGGGAAATGCAACAAATTAAGACTCGGGTCTCCTTGCCGTGGCGGATACACTAATAAACTGTCAGTGCATCCGTCGATATAGCTTAATCGACCTTTTTCTTCTGCCCATCCAACAGTGTTTTGGCATTTATATCCCAGCCTTGTAACTAGAAATAATCGATTGACGGCAGCGGCAATTACAGAGTTGTTGCCAACAAACAAACTAAAATATTGATTGCGCTCAAGCTGATGGATCTTATTTCCAATGGTAATAGTTGAATCACCAAAACTATATCCGTACAAACTTCCCCATTTGGTATACTCGGGCAAAGTTTGTGTTTGGTGATCCAGCATCCAATTGGCCGCAGGGTACATTGAGTTAAGTTGAGAAATTTGGGAGTCAATGATCATAATTTAGGCTGCTCTCAGACTTTTGAATCTATCTGCGGCGTAGCTGGCAGCAAACGCATTGGGCTTGACAAATGGCACTACATTACATACACCCTTGATATAGCCAATGGCTTGTGAAATAACACAGCTTGATCCGTGCATCTCGTCAGGGTTGATGTCCAAATGAACTTCGACATTGCGCCCTTCTAACACCTCTGCTAGTTTAAGGTACAGCTCACTGACTTTGTAAACTTCAGTCATGAGACGCATGGCAGGTTTAGATTCTTTTTGATCGTACACACGTTCTCGGTGAACTTCACCAAACAGTTTACAACCGTTGTTACCATTTATGTGTACCACAACGGCTAACACATAATCAGCATGCCATACACCGTCTACTCTGATTCTTTCACTGTCACAACCAAGATATATTTTTGTTTCTGGGCCTTGTGCTTCAATAAATTGTTTGACCTTGTTGAGATCTAGTTTTTTCATACATTGCTTTCTATGGGTATTTATTGAAGCTGACATTACACTTGTGTTAAAAAATGCAAACAAACCGGTTTCGCTAGGGCATATGCTTGCGTACCAATCGTTAATAGATTGCTTTTGAACCGGCAACAATCAGAGATCTCTCATCCTGACAACTGAACCAGCAGATACGCATCACTGCGCAGAGCCACTGGGGTTTACCCCTATGCGTTTTTTTGTTTGCAAAACTGGTGCCCAGGGTGGGACTCGAACCCACAAAATTTGGCTTCTAAGACCAACACGTATACCAATTCCATCACCTGGGCTTGATTATTATAATAACACACAACGTCTGTTGTGTCAATTAATTTGGTACCTGGACACGGTTTCGAACCGCGGACCCTCTCCGTGTAAAGGAGACGCTCTACCCCTGAGCTATCCAGGCAATTATGCTTCTACTACCTCTTCAAGGCTGTCTTTACGAATCAAGAACTTACGTTCCTCGTTTACTTTTCGCACACTTAGATACTCAACCCCATCTAGTCGACGCACCATTCGGATATTGTCACAGATATAGCGTTCACGTGTGATTTTGTTTTCAAATGTTTTAGTTTTTGTCATAGTGGTCTCCTATTAGATGTTGTACTTATCTGGCGGAAGACGGAGGAGTCGAACCCCATCCCTGTTAAGAGAACCGGGTTTTCAAGGCCCGTCGCAGGACCAACCCCGCTGCATCATCTTCCAAAAAGGTGGTCGGAATAGTAGGATTCGAACCTACGACCTCCTGGTCCCAAACCAGGCGCACTACCAGGCTGTGCTACACTCCGTGTGAATTTTTAATACTAACATCGTAAGATGTTTTTCTAATGTTGTCAAGCACAGTGACATGCTCAACAAAGTCTTTGTACAATTCGGCATCAAATTGATAGGTGTTTAACACAGTTAACGCAAAATTAATATCGTTATAATGACACGAAGATGCTGGATCAGTTAACAATTCTGTAAGCTGTGATACAAACATAGCATGATCTTCAGGCAACAAACTGTCAATAGACAAGTGCGACGGATTTAACAGTTTTTCAATGCGTACATGAAATTGCATTTCTGCGGCATACTTTAAAATTGGTATCAAAGTCTTGTAACTTGTGTGCTGAAAGGTATGAGCAATACCAACGCCTGGCCTTCCATTGGTAGTTGTTATGTTAGGCAATGTTAATATTTTTCTAATATTTGCATCAACCTCGTTCCAGACGCACCCGTATCTAACATATTCAGCATGCTCACCAATGCCGTCGAGACTCACTGTCATTGTGATAAGTTTAAACTTTGACAATATATCAAACACTTTATCAGTAAGTACACTGGCATTGGTTGTTATACTTAATGTGATATTTTCGGGATTAGACACAGTGCTAAGAAAAGCAATGGCTTCAGGAGTGATCAACGGCTCACCGCCAATTAGAAAAATTTCTTCAGCGTTATCTGTCAATTGAGTTTTTAGATCACTAAATTCTTGAGTTAAAAACCATTTTCTATTGCCATTGTAAGGCTCTTCCCAGTCAGATTGGTGGCGAAGATTTTTAAACTTTTCCCAGTGTATTTTTTGTTCTACTTCGTGACTGGAACTTGCAAACGGGCCGCATTGAAGACATTTTAAATTACAAAAGTTTCCAAACAGCAATGTCACAAACTTTGGATTCTCTAATTTAGAAACATCAAAATCTTCAGTAAGAAACTTTTGATTCATATTGTTTCTAAAACTGTATCTATTACCTGACTCTTCATGAGTCCAACATGTTCTGCATTGTGGATGCTTGACCCCGTTGAGTAAGTCATCCCTTAACGGTTGAAGTTTTTCTTTGCGCCAATTCACATAGTTGCTGACAAAAAATTCATCCGACGATGATTCATTCGCAGTGGCTTCATATGCACAGCAAGGCTTTAAGCTGCCGTTAGCGTCAACTTCCACGGCTACCCAAGGAGCAACACAAAATGTGTCTTTGTTAATCATAAAATATTGTATATGGAGCGGAGTAGGGGAATCGAACCCCTCGCTTTAGCTTGGAAGGCTAAGGTATTACCACTATACGAACTCCGCATGTTCTTACTTAGCAGTGTAATCTATACACTATAAATAGTCAATCTATGAACTTCCCAACCAACTACTGTGCATTACCATTTAGAGGCATGCAAATCGAATGTGATGGCGAGATTAAATCTTGCTGTCTATACAAGCCTCATCTGGATCAATCAATCACGCAATATCATATAACCAACTATGATCATTGGTGGAACGAATCATTAGACCGAATACAAACGCATGTGATTGATAACACTGTTGATCCTGGCTGTTCGTACTGTCTAGAGCCGACTATCCTTCCACATCCCATGCGAACAGGCGCCAATGACTTTTTCAAACGTGATCCACAATACACCCCTGGCAAATCGCCAGAGTGGTTGGACATACGTTTTGGAAACTTCTGCAATCTCAAGTGCATGATGTGTACTCCGCTAAACAGCAGTCAAATTGAACAGGAATACAAAAACAACACCGCGGCTTATAACGCACAAGGCATTGCACACAGCAGTGGATGGAAAAGATTCAGTATTGAGGATCAAGCTGCCAGCAAAGAGAACTGGTGGGACAACCCTGAGACATTTGCCAAAGTAGTTAAAATAGTTAATCGTGCTAGATATGTAAACTTCTCGGGTGGTGAGCCACTAATGATGCCACAACTGTATGATCTTATGGATGCTATGGATTCCAACTGTATCATTACATTCAACACAAACTTGACCAGACTCACCGATCGTACTATGCAAGCATTGAAAAAATTTAAAGATGTCAACTTGCAAGTCAGCCTGGATGGCGTAGGCGCACACCAAGAGTGGATACGGTGGAACAGCAACTGGCCCGAACTTGATCGCAATATTCAAACAGTGTGTAACACACCTAACATTAGAGTTACATTTAGTTATTTGTTACAACATACTACAATCTACACATGGCCAGCACTTTGGAAGTATCTTGAACCATTGAACTGTCAAATACTAGCAATGCCAGTGTACGCAGATACCATTGGTAAAGGTGTGCTAACACAACACTCGGCAGTAGAAGCAGATGTTGCGCAGTTTGTGGATTGGATCAAAGCCAATCCCAGCTCGTGCAACACAGAAATAGAACACTGGATCAGCAGTTATCAATTTGATCCTGCACTGCACCAACAGTTCCGAGACTATGTCAGCATGCTTGACAACATACGTGGTGGCAACTTCCGTGCCACATTCAATCCTGCCTGGGACTAATCCCAATACATTTGATTGTGACACTGATAAAAATAATCACGCTCTAGAGCAACCATGTCTTCATAGTCAACTCTGTAGTTGAACATGGGATTGCCACCAATAGAAATTCTAACATAACTTGCTGGCGCCCACTCTGGCCCAGGCGTTTGTTTTTTGTACTGTATGAACCAGGCATTGCTGTTGTGTTGGAATGTGTGTCCTTGCTGGTTGCGCCAGTTGGCCACAATGTCAGCAAACACTGCCTGTGGCAAACTCCATGTGTGTGCATGTGCATCACTCACACGTATGCTCAAGTCCACAGACTCGCGATCCTTGAACACATACAATTTTAATGGTTTGGTAAATTCTAACATAACACTACTTATTTGTGGCAGGAGATATAGGATTCGAACCTATGCGTGTCGGAATCAAAATCCGATGCCTTAACCAACTTGGCGAATCTCCAATAAAACTACATGGTGGATGAGAGTAGAGTCGAACTACCACTTGACTCCGTATGAAGGAGGCGCACTACCATTATGCTACTCATCCTGGGGTGCATGATGGGGGTCGAACCCACGCATATCGGAATCACAATCCGAGGTCTTAACCACTTGACGACACGCACCATATAGGAGCACTCTCAACAGCAGGCCTAGAAGGCAATCTGGTTGCTGAAACTTTTGCATCTGCAGATACTAGGTTTCTTCTTCCGCTTTGACTTACGCCAAGAATGCTTTTATATGGTAGGGGTGTTCGGGAACGATCCGAATTTTACTGGTTAAAAGCCAGTTACTTCACCTTAAAGTTTCACCCCCATAGGTTTGGGTATCTTATCACTGTCCATCGGGACTCTCCTTTAAAAATCTGGTAGCCTGTAGAGGTTACGATCCTCTGTCGCTCGATTATCAGTCGAGTGCTCTTCCATTGAGCTAACGGGCTAAATTGGTACCGCCATATGGAATCGAACCACAATTTCCAGGTTCGTAGCCCGGTGTATTATCCATTATACTATAGCGATGTTGTTGGTGCCGACTATCGGATTCGAACTGATGACCTATCGCTTACAAGGCGATTGCACTACCACTGTGCTAAGTCGGCATAGTTTTATTTTAATTTCCTACCTTTGGTGTACCCTAAGGACAAAAACTTATCTAGATTATTTTTATGAATTTTTTTATTACCAAATTCATAATGTGTTACCCAACAAGTTCCAAATTGTGAATTTTTAATACCTTTTTGATGTATAGAAGATTTTTCTCCTATTATTCTTTTTGTTTCTTCCGTATGACACTTGCCGGCAAATCTACCAGGCCGACCTTTTAACGAATTTGATATTTTTTTATATATTCGAGTAGCATAGCCAGTATCCTCATCTTTAAGAGTTTTCTGAGTTGCTCTTCCTCTTGCAAGATCCGCGGTTACATTAGGTGTTTTACCATTCATCCCATACAGATTTTTACCGGTATTATTAATATAATCAAATCCGCCAAACCCACCTATTTTTAAATTATAGGTGTTATTTTCACTGAGAAAATCTTCGTTTACTATTTCGGCTTCTTTGGCATACATGAGGTCAGGATTATCAAATATATACAAAATTTCCCTGGTAAAGTTTTCTAAGCCATACTTTTTTTGTGCATGTATTAAATATTTGCCCGAACCCATGTAATTGTCATCAAGATTTTTGGTCTTATGTGATCCTATGTAGATCTTGCCATTAACCTTATTTGTAACTTTGTAAATTGTATAATATATCATACAATTATTTATCAAAGTTCGAGACTTAGAATCTAAGTCTCCAAGGGCTCCTCAGGCTGGGCACGATCCAGCGACCAACAGATTAACAGTCTGCTACTCTACCAACTGAGCTACTGAGGAATAATTTTTGGCGGAACGTTAGGGAGTCGAACCCTATCAGCGGCTCGTCACCACCGCGGGATTAGCAATCCCGTGCCTTACCATCCGGCCCACGTTCCTTTATGCTATTATATAGCAGACACACTTTTGTGTCAAATTTAATTTGGTGGACCGTCCCGGGATCGAACCGGGGACTGAAGCTTGCAAAGCTACTGTGTTCCCATCTATACCAACAGCCCATGTGTGGCGTACCTCCAAGGACTCGAACCTTGACTGACGGTTTTGGAGACCGCGGTGCTGCCATTACACCAGAGATACCCGACACACTCTTGCGAATGTGTGTATTAAAGCACTCTAAAATACTTAGGCTGCCTGTTCTTAAAGAATGCTTTAATACGCTGTAATTTTTCACTTCACAAAAGAAGCTTCATCCTACAGGCCGCCCATTTGCAGTTTAGAGTGATGCAGGCTCTCGTTGCCATTGCACTAAAAGAAAAACCCTGGAGTGTTTAGTTCCAGGGTCCTTTGGGTAGAATACTATTGTACTTTACACGGACCCCGGGTCTCCTGGAATGCTAATCACGCGACCGTTCGCATGCGTCCAGGCTGAAGGCTGGATAAACATGGATGGTTTAGCAAGTGAATAGAATTTTGTTTTCATCATGTACCTATTGTAACGTATTTATGGTTGACTGTCAACCTGTTTTTGAACTTTTATTTATCAAGTTCGCCGAATACCTCAACATAGTTGGCACCACGAATGGAGTCAATCAAGTTGATGTATTTGTAAAATTTTTCATTGGCCTCGGCATCATATTGATATGTGCTTAAAAAATTCAATGAGTATACCACAGCTTTGGATATCATAAAGTTCTTTTTGTACTTCTCTCTTGCTTGTAAGAGATCGTTTAAAAACTGTTGATGTTGTTCCACGGTCATGCCATTAACATTTAGATGGTCGGCATCTCTAAGATTGCCCACCCGCAACATGATGTTATGTGTATCACAGAATTCCAGCAATGGCAACAATGCCAGACGGCTAGTATGTTGTAACACATGATTTACTCCAACCATGCCAAACGACAAGTTTTTTAACTGTTGTAGTTTAAAAATATTGTCCCTAACTGTAGTCCAATCGCTACCATAGCGCAGATAATCATTATGTGCACCTATACCTTCAAGGCTAACAGTGACGCTGAGCTCTTTAAACCTTGCTAACAAATCATATACCTCATCAGTCAATGATGTAGCATTGGTTGTCAAGGTCATTATTACATTTTCTGGATTTGGTATGCTTTTTAAGAAAACAATTGCTTCTGGCGTTATCAACGGCTCGCCACCATGCAAGAACACATGATCAATACGTTGATTGATCTTGTTCAAGAAGTTGGCAAAGTCGTTGGTTTTCCACCACTTTTTCTCTGCATTCTCGTCAACTGTATAAACCCGCAGATTTTTAAATCTTGGCTTGTGTATCAGTTGTTCAGTTTGATGGCTACTTGAGCACGAGGCACTACATTGAATGCATCGTAAATTACAAAAGTTACCAAACATCACAGTCACTGACCGTGGTGATTCAATTCGAGTTGTATCAAAATTTGAGTTAATATAATCTTGAAATATGTTGTTGAGATTCATTCGTTGACTATCGACAACTTTGACTTCTTTATGAGAGTCAATGTCTTCTCTAGCCCAACATTTATGACAGCCAGGCGACTTTATGCCATTTATAAGATCTTGCCTTAGACGACTCATGTCAACAGATTGCCAACGATCGTAGTCGCGAAACGTGGGTATTTCTCCAAATCCACTGGCTTGATGATCAAATTCGCAACACGGCAGCAATGTGCCGTTAGCATTGACCTGCAACCCTACAAACGGTGCGATACAAAATGTTTTGGATTGAGTCATATAATTGGTTGCGGGAGGAGGAATCGAACCTTCCATCTGTGAGCTTATGAGACTCACGTGCGACCACTACACTTTCCCGCGGTAATATTTATATTGATAACAATACTGCTTTGTGTTTAAAGGTACTGAACATCCTTGCGGGTAGCTCACTTCCTTCCAAGCGACATGTATGACTGTGACTAGCAGTCCTCCGCGGCATTGCCCGACCAGCGGTCCTTGGATACGTAGATCCCCAGCAGTTGGGATTCTCAGTCTAAGAGTTTCTGACACATTGTTATCAATATAAAATTTGGAACACAGGGTGAGATTTGAACTCACGACTTTACGGATTTGCAATCCGTTGCATTTGACCGCTCTGCCACCTGTGCATATTTTTATAGTCAAGCACCGAGAGATGCCGATTTGTCAACAAAGTAGCTAGCTCTGACAAGCGAATGGCAGTTGTATTAGGACCTGTTCCTCGCACAGTTAGGCCCGAATAGTGACAGCGTCCCGTCACGATACCTGTATCGATGCTTGACTATAAAAACAAAATGCTCTGCATCCCCCGGCGGTAATTGTAGTACATCAAGATACGACGCTATCGTACCCATCACACGTACCTTCCACCCGCTTCCCGACAGGGACCGTTCTCGCATTGCTAGCGGCCTTTCGGTTTAAAGACTACCACCCGTAGTTGTCACACTACTTCTCATCCTGTGGGTCACAGTATCCGGAGACACCCGGAACGTTCTGGTGGAGATGATAGGGATCGAACCTATCGTGACCGAAGTCGGAGGAGTTACAGTCCCCTGCCACACCATTGCGGCGGCATCTCCATGTGTGGTACTCGATAGCGGAGTCGAACCGCTCTTGCCTGGATGAAAACCAGATGTCCTAACCGATAGACGAATCGAGCAAAAAAGATGAAGTCAAGGTTGCAGGACCTAGTGCCTCTTGCGAGGGAAGTATCCAGGCGATATGGCTTCAAAAACTTGGCGGTCTCAAGGGGTAACGATCCCCTTCTTTAGCAGTGACAGTGCTACGTGCGTCCATGAACACTTTGAGACCAAAATTCACTATATGAAAACACATAGGGATGTTTGATAGAAATAACAGTTTTGAACCTGCCCTACCGTGCCGTCCACGGAGTTGTCTATCAAACACATTACTTGCCAACCTGTTCCAGCGCGATTATACAGTATCCACCTTGCGGCTTCGTTTCCATCTTTCATGTAACTTGGAAGAGTCTGTGCGGCCACAGATTATTCTCTTGCCAAGTTACCTACTGGGTTGGTAACCCGATGTGTTTACATATAGTGCCCGGATTGTATCCGAGTACCATACAAACTTAACTTTTTAAAGAACATCTAGTTAATTTCTAACTAGTCTCTAGTATAACACAATGGCTATATCTAGTCAACTTGTTTTTGCAAGTCCCTTCACTTTGGAAGGATTCTGCTAAGAACACTTTGTTTCTTAACTTGTTTCTATTGTAGCAAATTGCGAATATTACGTCAACCTCCAATAAAAAACCCGCTTAGTGCGGGTTTTTATAAATGTAATACTTTTGTTTACATTTTATGCAACAAACGGAGTGTACTCAATTCCTGTTGTTGCTAACCCTACTAATCCAATTGTGGTTTCAAAAGCTGCCAACTCACTTGCGGCTACTAACACATCTGCTTGGCTTAAATTGTTACTGGTCATCCAAGCTGTGTAGTCGGTAACTTGAGTCAATGTAGCATCAGTACCAAATACGTTTTTGTAAACATGCTTGATGAATGTTTCATTGCTGACACCGCCTGCGTCTGTTTTGTATGTGTCAGTGGCCAACAATGCTGTGGCTAGTTCTTTGTTTGTCCAACCTGCATCAGCAAGATGGATACCAATACCTTTGTATGCGTTGGTAACATCTGCTGTACCTAGTGCGGCTGCCAACAATGCATAGACATCACCTGCACGACCTGCGGCATCATAGGCAATGGCTTTGTCTGTGAACACCACACGCTCGTGATCAGCAAGGTTAAATTCCATGTTGCTAACCAATGTGCTGGCTAACTTTACATTGTCAGCAGTTTTAGTTGTAGTGAACTCTGTGCTGGCACCGCCCATGGTGTAAGTGTCAATACCGGTTGTACCAGTAACGTCAACTACTACGTCAACTGTGCCATCGCCTGTACGACCGGTACCCACTACACCAAATGTAGCAACTTTACCAGCGGTACCAACTGTGGCTACGGTAACAATTAGATTGTTGGCTACAGTGCCACCTAATGCTGTACCAGCAAGAGTGATAGTGTCACCAGCTAGATAACCAGTACCTGCGCTAGCGGCTAAACTGTCAAGTACAACAGAATAAACTCCGTTTGTTTTTGTAACATCAAATGCGGCATCAACACCTGCACCGCCTGTTAATCCAGTGATGTTCTGATAGGTAGCGTTTACCGGTTTGTCTTTGATTGTAATTGTTGTTGTCATTATTTTTCCTTGTAAAATGAATATCAACTAGTATATAGCGTTTGTACTAATAAGTCAATAAAAAAGGGCACAAAAATGCCCTTTTTGGTGGTTTCTGTTACGAGGTATTTCCTACCCTAGGCTGCGTTTAGGCTGCCAAAGCGAACTGTTCGTCGTTTGCATTTACGTTTTGCGTGTCTTCGGCCGGGAAACTCCCAACCCTAACGGCTTCTACATTGCCGGACTGTCCATTTCGTTACTCTTGACCCAATCGATCCTGTGTCAGGCCCCTCATAAGGAATCTATGTATCACTAACCAATAAAAATAATTTATTGGAACTGCTAAACATAACACAATGTGATACCATTCTAACTTCATAAAATCCTTATGGTGGACCTGGCGGGCACTGCCCCCGCGTCTTGAATCCTTTTCTCTCTACTTCATACAGTCTTAAACTTGCTCCACTATCTGAATATCCAGCCTTAACGGCTGATCCCAGTTGACCCAGGGTATGGTGCCGTCTTCTCTGGCACTCTCAATGTCATCCAAAATTTCGGTGACATTGTAGCCAGGACCAGGAATAATACGTTCCTGCCATAGTTGATTTTGCATTGAGATAGTGATTTTCATATCAATATTTATTAGTCAACATCAATATCATCATCCTTCACAATCCATCCTAGACGAAACAGGTCCTCGCGAATCTCATCAGTGACTACACTTTCGGGCACATAATTTTTTTTAGCTAGTATAGCTGCCTCTATTTCCGGACTAGACTCACTGCCTCCGCCAATTACACCGCCAATGCCTGAACAGTACCAATCCATATAATCACCTTGTACTCGCATGTCTGCAATGATACCGCCAGCATACCGCCAGCTACAACTCCAGGTTTGATTCTTAAGAGTGGCCCAGACTTCGTTTTTTTGAAAGGTACGATTGCACATGGCCGCATAGAGATTTTGTGAATAGGACTTGCTAGAACGAACTTTGGCCAACATGAAATCAGAAGTACGAAGATCATACTCCATGTTGTTTTGTTGCCATTCGGTATCTTGTTCTTGGGCCATCTTGTTAATATTTGCTTGTTCAAACATTTTGATGTAGGCTTCGTTGGGTTTTTTGCCGCTTTCTGCACATCGTTTGATGTAGTTTTCTTTTTGGAAAGTATTACGACTAGGACTACAACTGATCATTGTTACTCCAAAATGGTACGAGTGGAGGGACTTGAACCCTCAATCCTTGCGGCGCAAGATTTTAAGTCTTGTGTGTATACCGATTCCACCACACTCGCGGTATTATCCGCCTCGGCCAGTGACCTTTTTAACAGGTTTACCCACTGGTGCAGGTGCTGTTGTTTTTTTAACTGACTTGGAACCCTTGGCAGGTTTTGCATCAGGATGTTGTGCGGCATGCTTTTTCTCTAGTGCCGCTTTTACTGCTGTGATATATGAAGCCATTGTGTTCTCCTAGTACTTGTTATTTAACAAGGCATGGTCCGGCCACTAGGAATCGAACCTAGATTGATAGCTTAGAAGGCTACTGTATTATCCATTATACTATGGCCAGAGAGTTTGGTGCGCCCACAAGGACTTGAACCTTGGACCAAAGGATTATGAGTCCTCTGCTCTGACCAACTGAGCTATGGGCGCATTGTTTTATTGTACAAGGAAAACTATTTATAGTCAACCCATTTGGCGTATCTCTACCACCTGATACCGGCTGTATGGGTAGTGTTCCTGTAGCCATTCCAACAGGCCCTCTTCCCAAGGTAGTACCACGGTCTCAGCAGAGTTTACAATCACTCTCATAGTAAGGACTTGATGTAGGCAATCACAGCTCGCGCTTCTGTGAAGTCTGTGATCTCGGGTGCAAGAGCCTCATATCTGTAAGAGGACCATCCTAGTTGACTAAAGTCTGCTCGTTTCATGCTGTTATCCAATCAGTTTTTTCTTTTATCTCGATGTTTTCTGCACCGTCGTATTCGCCGATACGAAACTCAGTTCCCTCAGGCAACCATGCCACCGCTAAGTCTTTCATACCACCTTTATAGATGTCTGGATACTTGAGAATGACATAGGTTTCCATCTCTGCCCATTGCTCAGTTTCCACAAACTTTACGATCGCTGGATCAAATACAAGTTCTGGTACTCCCTTGTTCCAAGTGCTCCAACCTGCGCCAAATCCTGGTGAGTATAGCACAGCCACTTTGCCGTTGTCAATCAACTTAGTAATATTCTTTGTCATAGTCAGCATCCGTTTCAATTTCCACATGCCCAAACTTCAGCAGGCCCAGGCTTACTTTTCTGACTTCAAATGGTTGTGCAAATTCTACAATAGCACCCAGACTCTCAATGTCATCGTAAGTGTTGTCGCGAATGTCTTCAACTTGTACACAACCAATAGAGCCCGAGTCCACCATGTGTTCGGTACCAATGTTGCTGTTGTATGTGCCGTCACCCCAGGCTGTGCCAAAGCTGGCAAACCGTCGACCATCCTTCAAGACAAACTCGCCTTCTACGCCACGGCCTTCATGCTGAGGTGGAAAGAACATGGCACATGCCTCGTCCCATTCCGGGTGCATGACATAGCACAAGTCACCAATGTAATATCGTCCTGCTGGCATTGTCATTTTTACCACTCCTTTTTGTCGCCGGTAGCTTCGTTGTTACGATAGCCAGCGGCGTAGGCCGCAACCTCTGCGTCAGTCATTTGATCTATGTCAATACGAGGACTCTTGTGAGTGTCTCTCACAAAGTAATGTGGCCAGTAATCACGACCGTAATAGCTGTCACAGACGCCGCGATCGTAAGGACCACCGTGGCGTTCATCGTAATAACTGGATTGTGCGTGTTCTTTAATCATTGTCATCTCCTTAAGCCGCTTTGCGGAAATATTGATAGGGCAAGCCCAGTGTCCAAGCAAGGTAATCATTGTCACCATTGGTCTCTTCGGCTTCGTGGATCCAACGCATAGCCATGGCCTGGTCCTTGGCACCTGTGCTGAGCAATTCAGCAACACGGCGTTCAAACATCTCAACAGCCTTGGTTTCGGCCGCTTTGCGAGCTGTCTCTTCGCGGTCAATGGCTTGACCAAGGATCACAAACTCAGATGTAAAGTCATCAAGAGTCCAGGCAGAAGTATCAACACCACGGGGACGAACACCGTAGGCATCCTTGTACATGTCCCAAAATGTGCATTGGGCTTGCTCTAGTTCTGTCATGTCTTCCCAACTTGTAAATTCTGTAGTCATTTGTGGCTCCTTATTTCTTACTATGTTCATATTATAGCAAATGGGCAATTATTGGTCAACCAATTTGCTTAACACGCACGTCAGTGTTCAATGCAGGCATGTACTGACGGATCAGTTCACGCTCAATATCGTGTGCGGCTTGCTTGCCACGCACAATGTCAATGATGGCATAGTTAACAGCCTCTTCACCTGCGGCACGAATTGCTTCGTACAGGTTCCAACTCTTGTCTTCTGTGCGGCTACGATAAATGTGCTTGTTGATTCGGCTACGCAAACTCATGTTGATTGTACGCTGAGTCTTGGCAGTGATGCCCACATAGTACTCCAATCCAATTTGGATGAAGTAAACAATGTGTGTACGATCGACACGTTTTTTGCGGGGTTGCTTTTTTAAGTTCATAGTGTATTATAGCAAATCGAGCATTTCTGGTCAACCGAAATAGTGTGGCAAAAAAACCACAAAAACAAGGTAATACTCAAGTATTACCTGGATAATCCAATAATATTATCGGGGATTATCGATAATATTATAGTGGATTATAGTCAATTATAGACTATTTTCTCTTGATAACCTTGATAATTTCAGCTTCAAAATGCTCTGAATATCTACGTTCATCTCCGCTATTTTCAGAGTTGGGATATTCTAAGCATTCACGGAGTTTATCGGCAAGTTCCAAGATCTCTTTAACTTTGGGATTAACGATAAAAGTATAGAGTTTAGACATATTGCTTTCCTTTCTCTTATTAATTACTGTATAAACAGTTTAACAGATTGGGATTATTTGGTCAACTGTTTTGTGTTTATAAGTATTTCCATGAACTTTGATCCCTTTACACAAGAGCCCATTCATCGCAAAGGAATTTGGAACAGTGGGTGCCTGTCACAAGAGCATGCTACACTAGATTATTTTGAAACCACACTAACTAATCTTGGGTGGCAAAGAGATGATCAGCAACGACGCAATTGGCATCGTGAAGATAAAAAAGTTGTGTTGTGTCTAGTCGACGACATACGTGATTGCGCCAGCGATTACCATATAGACGTTCCTTACATGTTTGATCGCAACACCACAGTGATCACTGACAACTATGTCGGGTGCCCTACACAATATCAAGTTTGGCAATTGCCGCCTAGTTTCTACGGAATCTACAGTCACAATGAGCCCATGCCAGAATGGCAACCTGATCGACAGTTTTGTTTTAGCGTTAATCGTATTGATACACGACGACTCAAGCTCATGTTAGAATTGGCCAAGCGCATACATTTACACAAAGGGTATGTAAACTTTAACTGCCAAGATCAATTTGACGGCAATACATTTGGTGGTACTGACCGCTTGCCTGCAGTGTTTGAAAAGTACTGGAACAACGAACTGTCAGATGACGACAAAGCGGCCTGGCAAGCCAGCTACAAACTACTGGCACCACAAATGCCATTAAAAAACTATGACCACTCGCACCATGAAATATACACTCGTAGTTGGTTAAACGTTGAATGCGAAACTTACAGTAGCGATAACACGGTGGCACTTAGTGAAAAAATCTTTAGACTGCTCACATTACCTGTACCGTGGACCGCATACATGGGACGATATGCTGTGGCCTACTTAGAAAGTCTTGGATTTGATTGCATGAGCGACATGATTGATCACAATCACTATGATAGACTCAAAGTTGTAGAAAACAGAATAGGCATTTTTGTATGGAAAAGTATCACTGATACATCAAAAGTGCTTATGAATGGAAGCCAAGATCAAATACGTGCCCGATGTTTGAAAGCAGCCACATACAATCGAGAACTACTCAAGCTCTACAAAAACAACTGGGACGCAGAATTTGAGCAATGGAAGCAGGCCTATTTGCCTCACCTGGCATAGATGTCCCAATTAATATGGCTTCTAGCCCAGTCAATTGAAAACTCAAACGTATCTTGTTGTGTGTCAAGATAGCGTTGCATCATAGCAACACGTTGATCAACATCATGCAAATGATGCGCAGTGGTATGGTCACCAATTTCTAACCATTCAATCCTGCCAGTATCGTTGACTCGTAGTGCAATATTAGCACCGCGTCCAAATCCCGTAGCCCGCATGAGGTCTCGATTGGTGTGTATTTGACGCCAGTCAGAATACTCTCCAACTTGGGCGATTGGCACAACGACAATCACACTTACTGTACCTGGATCAAGCAAAAGACTCAAGGCCATTAATCTAGTGTCACCGCAATCTACTACAAATTGATCTTGTTCTTGATGCACAAGGATGGGTTTGCGGATAGGCTCTGCACCCAATCGCTGATACATCCAATTGACCCATAGCAATCTAGCAATCTCATCTTGGTATGCTGGATTCCAAGTTGTGATGTTTCTGCTGTGTACCAGCTGTTGATTAACTGTGCATACGCTTTGCGGCAATGTGCAAACTGGTTGTAGATCTTCCACAGGCCATTGCGGATGATAAAACATAGCCCATTGGTTGCCTAGTGCTTGTTCAATTGTTAATTCCATGGTGTATTTACGGGTTAAATACTTCTATGAGAAATTACCTACAAATTTTTAACGACACACTAGGTCCAATGGGGTTTGACATTGTCGAGGGGTATGATGCTGCTAAACGTCCATATGGTGGCGACGACCACGGTTGGCCTTTGGAATTGCCTGAATGCGAGTTTACAGAAAAAACTCTAGTGGTCATACATTTTCCTGATTTTGTTACCATAGACGATGACGGATTCTGTGTAGAGTTAGACAAGATTGAAAAATTTTATGGCAAAAACGCACACAGAGTTCTAATCACTCATTGGACTCACGACTTAGAAAAATTTCACAACGGGTCTCTCAATTTTATTAAGTTTAGCAATCACAATGTAGAAACCAGTGTACAATTACGCGAGAGATTTGATGAGTGGAAGCACATACTTGACCAACCCAGACCATATGCCTGGCAGTGCCTTAATGGTAGAATCTGTGCCCACCGACAAATTACTGTGGACATTTTAAAAGACTTTGAAAATGGCTGGGTGAGTTTAGGTATGGATATTCCACTACCTCAACATCAATATCCATATGATTGTTACCCTGGCACCGAAAACGATGATAATTTTATAATGTTGAATTACGTTTATGGGTCAACTGCTGTCAACATTGTGACAGAAACACAATTTTATCAACCCACAGGAATTGTCACAGAAAAAACATTCCATGCATTGATGGCCGAACAGATACCTATCATAATCGGATACAAAGGAATTGTTGAACACTGCCGACAAATGGGATTTGACATGTTTGATGATCTAGTAGATCACAGCTACGATACAATACCGGGTCCAGGTAGAATACATGCGGCTATAGAGTTGAATCGAGATCTCATTCAAGGAAAAATAGATCTTGCACCCTACAAACAACGTTTACAAAGAAATCGTGAATATGTGTTGTGGGGATTAATAGATAAAATGCAAGCAGACTTTGTTGCTGACGCTCGAAAATTAGCTGATAAGTTATTGCCTAGATATACCCCGTAGAAACTTTTCAAGGTCACCGTACAAGGAATACATCATGGCTTCCTTGCTGCCAAACAGCAACAACTTGGGCTTCTTGCCAAGAAAGATATAGTACGGACAAGTGAGTTTACGATCAAGTGTTAGTAATTGTCCAGGCTTTGCTGGCATACTTGCAGGGACATCAAACTCGTAGTGTGCAATTTCCAACCGACTAAACACAAAAAAGCCTTCGGCAGTTAACCGAAGGCCAGCATGTTCGTCGGGATTCTTCCACCACTCTTGCATTGCTTGATCTAATGTGGGCTTGATATCCCACTTGAGTTGATCTAATATCTGTTGAGTTAGAGAGATCTTATTGAGCATTGGGGAACACTTGCGCCCCTTGTGTCAACAGCACCACACTGAACTTGTCTGTTTTAAACTGTGCGTTGAGTTTACGGGCCAAATTGATTGCATGGCCAGGATTTGAAAAACTAACCTTTTTGTACTTGGGCCCAGGATACTGCGTCAGCATGTTGCTGGTCTTTAGGTTGATAGGTTTCGAGTCGTAGAACACAGCCCACACCCCTTCCGACGCCAGCACTTGCTCGGTCTTGTAAGTTTGTTTGTTTGTGTGCTCTATTAACACACTGGGTTTAGGTCTGCTCATTGATAAACTCCTAGCATTATTTATGCTAAAACTGGGTACTTTAAAAAGTACCTCCGGTCAATTCAACCTTTACAACCTCATCAACTTTGCTCTGATCTTCACGTAGTTTCTCAAGTGTTAGCAACAACTTGGTGATATCTGCGTGTAGATCCTTGGCATCTTTGAGTGGTAATGTAACATCTCTGCCACCGCGGCTTTCTTGTGCCTTGATCAAATCAATAAACCGATTTATATGTAAACTCATTTGTTTTCCTGTTCAAGTTCGGCCATTTTGGCATGGTACCGATCCCAATAGCTGTGATACACAGCATGATTCTCTTGGCTGATAGTGTTCATCCACTTCAGATGAACTTCCTGATTGCGCCATTTGATCTGCACATTGTACTGATCAGTTCTGTCATGAAAGCAATCACCGGCGGCAATGGCAGCGTGTACTGCTTCCTCGTGTATGCGATCCTGCTCCAGCCATTCGGCATTTTCTTCAGGAGTAAGGTATTTTTCTCCCCACTCATTGATGGTAATAGTGCCGTGCTTGACTGTGATTACTTTGTCGTAATCAGGATCTTCACCGAATGTGGTATCAACTTTTGTGGTCATTTTTTTAAGAAAGGTTTTAGATCAGGAGGTGTCCATCCCACTGGCTTGAGTACTTTACCATCTTCACGCTTGCGAACCTTGCCAGTTTCTCGATCGATCTTGGCAAAGTTAGTGCTCATAACTTCCTTCCAGCCGCCTTCGCTGTTGGCACCAAAACTGTGTAGTGCACCAATAGTAACCACAAGGATGTCTAGTAATGCGTCAACGATTTCTTCATCGTCGTTGTCGGCAAGAGCAACCTTTAGTTCTTTGTGTTCTTCTTCAATAAGAGCACAATACATTTCAAACTGTGTGCCATTAAACTCGTCAACTGACTGGTCGCAGGCTCGCATGAATTTTTCCTGATCACGAAACGGATTTGTCATTGGCTTCTTCTTTAGAGTGGTAAGGTCCTTGATACTTGTAGCGTTCGAGCACAATTAGTTTGGGGTTTTGTACCGGCTTCCAGTTGCGATGTTGTTTGATCATGTACCATCCAGCGGCGTACCATGATTTACTTTTGGTATCTTTGGTAAACAGCGGCAATTTATGTTTCACATCCCAGATAGGATTGTGTGCTCTGCACCCAGTAGGATATCCATGAACCACATCTGTGGCTGGTTTGGTTGCTTTTTCGGCTGGCTCAAATTCCACATTCTCACGTTTGCGCAACATGGGAATGGTTTTGTACAGTCCTGTTTTGTTCTCAATAGTTATTTGATAACCATCGTTAACTGCTTGAATATTACCAACTTTTTGGTCGTCTTTTTTCAAGATCCAATACTCGTTGTCAATTACTGGTTTGGCGTGTATCATTTAATACTCCTTTGTATGTTTCGTTTAACCAACGTCCGAATGACTCTGCTGAATCACTACACTTGGTCAACTCATATTTGCCACAGAATTTGAGAAAGTGACTGCCCACTTGTCCCACATCCTTGTGACTGATCTGTTCCCGGATCACAGCATCCACTGTGTCTTTAATCGCATCCGGTTGTGCGTTGAGATCGATCAATGTACAATTACGTTCATAATCGTCTAATACTCTGTGCTCTAGTCCATTGTGGTCTGACCAACGCTGAAGCATCATGTTGTTCCAAGAATATCCTCGCTTGTCTCTGTCGGCAAAGGCCTCACGGAGACCAACTTTATTCTTTGTCCCTTTTTCACGTACTCCCGGATAAGCAGAGAATACGTTGTCTGACGTGTCACCACGCATGCACTTCTCAAATAGTAGCCAGGCCGGATCCGGGATGGTTTTTGGTTGTTTAGTTTTTTTATCTGTAACAGGCTTACCCTTGGCATCAAATATGCCCTCCAGTGTGATCAGTTCATCTGTAATGCCGTTGTATTGTGTGACGTTAGTTGCGACTAATTGAACAAAGTCTGTGTCTGAACTAACTACTACGTGATCGTCTTGGGGGTGTAATGATATCCAACGTGCAATGATGTCATCTGCTTCGGCTGTTGCGCAACGGATCACACTGCAATTGGTTCGGTCTGACAAGTATTTAGTCAGATTGTCATAGGTCTCCCAGAACATTTTGTCCTCTTCTGCTTCGTCCTCAGTCATTTTACCACGTGCCACAGCACGGTTTTTCTTGTAGGGCTCGTAGTAGTCTTTGCGCCACGATCGACCCTCCAGTGCAAAAACCACGTGATCTGCCTGAAAACGCTTGGCTACTTTATTGGCAGCCATCATTGTAACGTGTAGCGCAAAGCCTAGTTTAGTCCAAGTGTCACTGGCTCTGTGGGCACCGTGACGTGCTCGGAAAAACATGTTGGCTGTGTCAATAAGTAGGTATTTCATTTGGACTCAATAGTTGGTTGCGTTTAATGTATTGTAACACATATTCCGCCCAATAGCAATGGGCATCTGGCCCAAAATGCCAACTATTGGGGTTAACCGTTTTGAATCCATTGCTTCTCAGCACCGAATTGTAAGTCATATCGTCGGCATATGGATGCATGTAGCTAGACCCCCACGCTTTTTGGTCTGTGATGCCATCAAAATGACTGTTGCCATTGAACATAACGTGCCGAATTTCCTGTGCTTCCAGTTCTTGATGAAATTCCCAAATTTCTTTATGGGCACGTTGCCTGCATTCTTCCCAATCTATATCAATGACAAATTGTTTGTAGCGTTGTTGTAGTGCTTCTGGAACATCGTCAATCCCCGATGCATTCACTTGAAAGTCGTGATCTTCATGCCACCACTCTTCTCGTTCCCAGGTGGTCCATTGGATAACCATAAAGCAATTGTTGACTGCATCTGGGTTGGCCTTGATCCATTCTCTTGTGGTACGCATGATGCGTGTGTTCGAACATCCAGACTGTGCATCTAGGTATAGGATAGCACGTAGCCAGTTAGCAAGCTCGCATCCAAAACTTGCACGTTCATTGTCAGGATGTGGCATACGGCCTAGGCCATAGAACAACCCATCATCCTGTGCCCAGCTGTGAGGATTTACTGCCTCGGCTGCGGCAGCATGACTATCACCGTTTACATACAGAATCATAGACTTGACGTTGTTTCATGTAATCAACCAAGGTCTGTGCCCATGCCGCATGCGCATCTTCATTGTAGTGTTGCCAGCCGGGTGTAATTTCTTCAAACTCGTGTTCCACACAGTAGTTGATGTAGCAAAGATTTTGCTGGTAAGGATGGAAAAAGCAATCGTTCCAATCCAGTTGTTCAGCTGAGTTGGCAACTTGGAACGCATTAAACGCATTAAAGAACAAGTGCGGAATGCCACGCTCTTTGAGAATCAAGTGCAAGTTGTAAATCTTATTGTGCCAATAGTAGCCCATCACACGATGCCACTCGCCTTCTTTCTGAATGTGATTCTTCCAGAACTGATAGCGACGGCGAAACTCTTCAGGGATACGTTGTCCCACATCCAACTGATTGATTTCGTGAAATGCACCTTCAAAGTACCACTGCTCACGACCATGTTCGGTCCAGCCAATCACTACCAGATCTGGCTGATTATCTTTGAGGTACTCAAGTGTTGAATTGTAGATCAAGTCATTGCTGGCACCACTTACAGACAAGTTTGTGCCTGTGCCGCCTAAGTGCCTTGATAGTTCACCAATCATACTACGGCTGCGGTCTTGCAACTCCTCACCATTCATGTTGGAGTCACCGTTAAACAGTATGTTCATTTTTTAATACTTTTAATTGTTTCTGCTTCAGCAACTCGCTTGCGCAAACTGCTGGAACTAAACGAATGATCACGCTTGTTAAATATTACCTGTACACCACGACCAGCACCTTCGTTGCGTCCAGTAAAGTTTTGGTCCTCATATTCTGTGCCCAGAATTCGAACATCCAGTGGTAAAATAAGCAACAGGTCAATCAAGTCTTGTTCAGTTTGATATACAACAACTTCATCCACATAACGGCAAGCACTAAGTTGAATTTGTCGTTCTACTATGCTTTGAATAGGATGATTTTTAGTATCGGGTCTGTCAATTGTGGGATCAGTTTGCAATCCGCAAATTAGATAATCACAATGATTCTTTGCCTCTGATAACATAGCAACATGGCCGGCATGCAACATGTCAAAGGTTGAAAATGTAATGCCAATCTTTTTACCTTGTGCTTTTAGTTCTTTGATGTGATTAAAAATCATGATACTTCACTCCTGCCATTGCCAATATCTTTGCTTTGCACCCAGATGCCCGAATTCTTGATTGCTTGTTCTTGTTCCCAAGTTTCCATAACAACATGTCTACAAACGTTCTGGAACCACTGGTCCACAATGTCTGCATCTACTTTGCCTTGATAGCCTGCCTTGATCAATCTGGCAACAAAGATATCGTTCCAGTCTAGTTCAAATGCACCTTGATGTAGATTATTAAGATCCACGTCCATGCCCAACACAGCCACATAAGGCTCGCCGGCTTCGGTAGCCAACTGCTTGGCAGTCTTATCGGGCTCCTTCTTCTTAGGAGGTGCCGATTTTTGGGGAGGTATTATTTTATCAACCTCTTTGGCGGGTTTACTAAACCAACTTTTGATGTTTTTAATCATATTCTTTTCTGATGTTATATCCAAGGTTATCAAGCCATTGTGTTAGTACATCTGCAAACTGTGCATGTCCAGATTCGCTTAAATGTCCTGTCTCTAATCTTCTCAATGGATCATGTTGTTCAGCCCACTGTTTAATATAAAAATCATGCAGTTGATACAAATTACTTTGTTGTTGACACCATTGCACCTGGTGCAATGATTCTATATATGGAAAAGAGTGTACTGGAATTTCTGTGTTCTTTGCTGCCGAAAAACAAAATAATGTTGCACCTAGTGACTCAACGGTATGAGCAAACATATACAATGATGTATAGAAATCCGTTAATTGTTTGTGTACAAACAAATCTTCAGTAATCAAACACTTTTGTTCTATAGTAGCTTGATTTAACCCTGTCAGTACATCTAGAGTTACTAGACAAGGTTTGCAATGTTCTAATTTACGCTCTCGGTCTGGAATACGACTAATCACTTGTTGGTTATCACCGTAATACCAAACTTCTAACCGTCTTACAAAACTCCAACCAACAATAACTAATGGATTAGTATACTGTTGTTTAAGCTCTGCTAATGTTTCTATTGTGCTTCTACAAATACGATCGTTATTGCTGCCGCTCTTGGCAATATTAATCACCGGCAATCTGGATTTCTTGTGCAAAAAATCTGAGTAGACCTTATGTCTATTTTTTTCAGAATAGCTGTCACCATTGATCAAGATGCAGTCAAACATTTACTTACCCCAGCCATTGCCCCAAAGATCAACGTGTAATCTTGGGCTATACCAGTAGCCACGTTTGAGTGCTTCGTCAGCAACGTTGATACGATTGCCATCGTACACACTGACAACACCACCCACGGGCATTACAAACACAGGACCTGAAAACTGTGCAAGCCTGTACTCATCAACAGCACGATCCAATTCGTCAAAGTCTTGCACCTTCTCAACCACAAACTTGAGATAAGTTATACCATATGTTTCAAGATCAAAAATAATCTCTGGCTTGATTGCCTCTTCCCACTTCTCGCCTGACACACTGAGCTTGGGACTTACACTGAATGTGATCTCACCGTGCCAGTTATTCAAATACAGTTTGAAGTCTCTTGATAATTCTTGAGTACCATTGGTCTCAAATGTGATGTGTCGTAAGCCACGCTCGTGTAGTTTATCCAACAATGCAGGATATGCACGTTGCCAACCCAGCAAGGGCTCGCCACCTGTGATAACCAAGTGTACAGGATTACCATTGGGCTGTTGCCAGTTTCCATGCGGCAACAATGCTGCCATCTTTTCCACCAGCTCATCTTCTGTGTAGGTAGGACTGAGTTCTTTGAATGCAGGATGCCATGACGCATAGCTGTCACAGCCAGTGCTCACCAGTGGCAGTTCTTCAAATGTCTTGTAGAGATGCACACTCTTGGCAACTTCATCTGCTTCTTTGCTAGACTCGCCTGGCTTGCAACCAAACCCTGAACAGGTGAAGTTACACCCAAACATACGAAGAAACACGCTGGGCACACCAACATAGCGACCTTCACCTTGTGCTGAATAAAATAGTTCTGATACTTTAAATTTCATAATTTTCTTGCTTTAACTAGTAGATGCCAACCCAAATATTCTTTAACAGCTTGACGATGCGATTCTGTCATGGCTTCAAACCACGGTTCCAATTCATAACGCCCTGCCTTGTACGAATCTACATTATACATGAAACAGTGGTCCTGACGCAACCTCTCAATGTACCATCCATTGTCTCTGTTCATCAATTGGTGAATTTCATCTTTGCTGAATGCCTGTGCGTATGGACAACCTGCTTGTGCTTCAAATTGGTCTAGACCCTTTTGGATCATAGCATACTTCCAGGAGTTTTTGGCATACACCATAAATCGGAATTCACCACCATATTTGACCACTTCATGTACATTGGCAATAATCTTGTCAATGCCCGGGAAGTGATGTATCACACCGTAACTGTAAACAAGATCAAACTCACCTAGTTTGGCAAGTGCTACTCCATCAGTTGCATCTACATTGTAGAACTCGCCTTCAAGGCCTAGTGTTTCGAATCGTTGCTTGCTTAATGCAATACTTTGATCGCTCAAGTCGATACCCACATACTCAGCACCATGCTTGGCAAATTCTTCTGCATCTGATCCAATGCCGCAACCGATTTCCAACACACGTTTGCCAGCCCACAAGTGAAACCCTGCAAATTCAGCAATGTGCGGCTCTACACGATAGCGTCGCTCGCTTACTTCACGAAAAAACTCGGGTGTGCCAAGATCACTTTGTCCATGTTTAATATTACACGGTTGTGTGTTCCAGTAGCGTTTAATACGTTCTTCAAGACTTAATTGTTGCATTGTTTTTTTCTGCTTCCTGTTGACGTGCCTTTTCAGCAAAGTGGCTGTGAGGATTTTTAAACTGCACCATTTGTTTGTTAACATCGTTTAACGCTAACTTTTCCCAGGGATCTTGTGTACCACGGAAGATGTTGGCAAAGAAACTCATGTCTTGACCACATTCAGTTTCGAGATACTGTGCTATTTTTGCACAGTCAGTATGACGAACGTCCATTTGCTGTACGCTGTGAAAGTCTCGTGGATCTCGAGGATTGCCTTCTAACATGGGACGATTCTGGAATGTTTCGTCTCCATTGTTGCCTGTAAGGTCATGGCGATCATGCAACACATCAACTGGAATACGTTCCCAGATGTCCAGCATGTAAGCCTGCTGACTTAACCATGCATCAGAGATTTGATGCGGGCTTAGGTATCCCAACAAGTCCAACCACTTGCGTGGCACAATAGGAAATATACTGTAAGGATGATCATTGTGTGTATGAAAGGCCAACAGCTTGAACTCACCATCGTGAGTCATAATTTCTTGATCCCACCCACCTGTTTCCATCACAGCATCATCGTTCCAGAATACCAACCAACGTGCATCACTCTTGCGAGCAAGTTCATTCACATATTCATTGAGACGAATGTATCCCAGGGGATTGAACGTCATTGCTGTGTAGTTTACCTTGTGTTCGTCCAGCCAAGGCTGTAGTTCATCAACAAAACATTGTGTGCCCACATCATCGTCGTTGTCAAACCCAAACATGATTTGAATGCGACTTGGGTCAGCCGCTAGTTCAATCACGCTTTTTACACTGCGTTCTAGTGAGTCTGATCGCCCACGAGTGGGCAACAAGATTGCAATATCAAATTCAGGTGTTGTCATTCAAATAAATCCTCATTCCATTCTCTATGGCCTTCTCTAAACGCCATGTTTGCTTGTGTTTCACGTACTTCCACTCGGTAGCACCACAGGCGTTGTGCTTCACCCTCGCCCCAAAAGTCTGGAATGTAAACACCGTTCACATACTTGTACAGCATGTCAGCAAGTGATTCACATCCTACTCTGGGCAAGATTGTAAGTTTAGCCAGTTTACGACGTTCCATTTCTTTGTAGAACTCTAATTCAGGATCATCTGCACTGACCAGGGTTGTGTGATCAAATTGATCTTCTAAAATTTTCTTGAGTTCTTTCAATCCGCCATAGTCAGCGGCCCAGTTGCGAACATCAAGGTCGTTTGTACCAAAGTAAAACTTCATTGAGAAACTGTAACCATGATTCAAGTTACAATGACTGTCAGCCCTCCATTGGCGATAAGCACAAGGAAATGCGTCAATGTACTCTTTGGTACTGGTAAACTTGTATTGAACAGGTCCGCGATATGGAAGATTTTGTTCCATGTGTTTAATTAGATCCTGAGTTGATGATAGTGCCATTATTATTCTCCTATGTTAAATTTTAGCATAGGCTTGCAGAATTTATATAGCGGGATGAATGCTCTAAAGGCCGCTGAGATCATTACTTATGCTGGCTTTGTGTAACCACTAGCTTTATAGTTGGCCTGTCCGTGGATCACGCCTCGAACACCGCCAATGGGATTGGCACAATCTCCTACCCGTCGTGGAATCAAGTGTATGTGTGGATACATCACAGTTTGACCTGCTGCCTCGCCGCAGTTGATACCCACGTTGTAGGCTTCCCACTCGCCGGTTACCACTTTGTGATGACCAAAACGGAAAGCATACTTCAAGGCTTCTTCGATAATTTCATTCTTGTTCCACCGTGGCACAAACAACAAATGTCCCTTGGCCACTGGGTAAGCATCACGGAACACAGCCACATGATAGTCTGAATGCTCTGTGGCCTCATCTGACCATGGTGCGGCACCTGCTGCCGCTGCCTCTTCTAGTGTTTCATATCTCATCTTGGGGCAAACTCCTGTTGTAATTTAATGTTGTCAAAAAACTCTTTCTTCACCGACGGATCAGTCTTAAATGCACCTTTGAGTACTGTGGTCTGTGTGAGACTAGAGTGTGCCATGATGCCGCGATTCTCACAGCAACCATGTGTGGCCTGAATGTACACTGCTACGTTTTCGGAGTCAGTAGCTTTACTAATCTCACGGGCAATGTCGTTACAAAGTTCCTCCTGGAGAGTTCCTCGTCTGGCGCACCATTGAGCAATTCGGGTATACTTACTAAGACCAATAAGTGTATTGGCAGCAATAATGCCAATATAAGCAACGCCAGCCACAGGTTGGTGATGATGGCTACACATAGAGCGCAACTCACTACGTACAACAAGCATACCCTCATAACGATCCGCCGAATCATTTGGAAACGCTGTGGCGTCAGGTCCTGGTTCATATCTACCCTCCATAATTTCATTGAAGTACATTTTAGCAAGTCGTCTTGCTGTGCCATGCGAGTTTGGATCTGTTTCTCGATCAATTAGCAAGCGGTCAAGCACCAGTTCAAACGCTTCAGTTGCTTCATCTATAAGGGTATGTTTCATCTCTTCTGACACATAATCACTAATGTTGTCGCCTGCCCAAAAACGTTTGTTATCACGTTTCATCTTGGTACGAATGGCATCTGCTAGATACCCTTCTTCGTAGCCCTTGTCGCTCATGTCCTTGCTGGCTTTTTCAATTGGGGACTGATGTTTGTCAGGTACGAATGTGTTTTTTGAATCCGAATGGATAACGGGATGCGGGATAAAGTCTTTTGTCAATTTAGTTCTCCGAGTTAATGACGTGGATGTCTTTGTGCTATTGTAATGTATTTAGATCGTTGTGTCAAGGTATAATTTTAATTTTACGTAGATCTGGATAATCTACTGGTATTGGACTTGGCCGATTTACCTTGACTCCTTCTAACAAGGCAAGTCCTTGAATGGCTTCTTCAATTGTGGGTTTGTAGTGATAGCCAACTCGAAATACCTGTTGTGATTCCCATGGTTTGATGGTCAAGTCTCTGCCGTCATAACGTTGAGCCAGCATGGTATCGTAGGCTTCAACATCATCAAGAAGGATAGCACCACCACGACCAATGTGTAATGGTTTGCCATGCCCAAAACTCAAGCAGGTCAATGTGTCTGGGCGATACATATCTTGTTCGAGTCGGCGAGCACTATCCCAAATACGTGTTTCAAGTATGGGATATTCACCAACCCATCGTTGCCAGGCATGATCAAGATATTCATACTCAATGCCTAACTTGTGCATGGTCATTGGTATACTCAAGTATGTGTAAGGTTGCATCTTACAATGTTTGACCTGATCATATCGTAGGCACATTTCGATTGCATGGGTACAGCAATCGGTCATGATTGCATACGGAGCACCTGTAAACTCCGCTAGTGCTCGTTCAAACTGTAGTATTTTATCGAACATACCAAGCCCAGGCATGAGTGATCATATCGTCTAGCGTGTACTTTTGCCAGTCTTTGTACACTTGCCCAAACTTGTCTGCACTAGCAGTTAACACAGCAGGATCTCCTTCACGCTTGTTGCCAACTACTACTTTTAACTGGCGTCCTGTAATACGTGTGGCTGCCTTGATAATTTCTGCATTGCTGGTACCTTGATTGGTTCCAAGATTGTACACACCAGGGGCAAGATTATCGTACAACGCACTCACGTGCGCATCGGCAATGTCTTGTACGTGAACGTAATCACGTACACAAGTACCATCTTCGGTGGCATAGTCGGTACCATACAATGTAAATGGTGTGTCGTCTCGCAAACTCTCTAGCACTCGGGCAATGATATGTGTGGCACCTGGCTCTTGTCCATGTCGAGCTTGCATGTCTGCACCACACGCATTGAAGTATCGGAATGCCACGTAGTCTAAGTTGTATGCCTTATGATAACTTTCCAACATCATCTCTACCATGAGCTTGCTTTCGCCGTAAGGACTAACAGGCTCGGTGGGATCAACTTCGTGACAAGGAGGCATAATTGGTTCACCGTACACAGCCGCTGAGGAACTGAAAATAAATCTAACTTTAGGCAAGGCCTGCACAATAAAGTTCAGCAAGTTCATGGTCTTGGCCACGTTGTTGCCGTAGTAGTCCGAAGGCTTCTTGATACTGGGACCAACCAAGCTGGTGCCTGCACAATGTATAATGGCATCGGGCTGGGTTTCTAACAATTTCTTGTAGGCAATGTCGCTGTCAAAGTCGGCTTGAAGAAAATTATCAAGTTGTCCTACTTGATGTTTTTGCAAAGGTCTACGGTCAATACCTATAACAGTATGTCCCGCACCTTTTAACTGCAAGGCAATTTGTCCGCCAATGTAGCCGGCGACGCCTGTGACTATTACATTCATGTTTCAATCTTTACAACTTGATATTTTTCATGCGCAACATGATCACGATAGCGATTGCCTGCACGATTCCACTGCTCGCCTTGACCTTGCATGATATCAATCACACGGTCAATAGTGCCGTTGTTCCAGTCCGAGATAAGTCCCATGTTGTGATGTGGCTTGTGCAACATGTTTTGCATTTTGTGATAAGCATCATCAATTGACCAAGGCACATACAAGCGTTCTGGGTCGTTGGCAAAAGTCTCTGGGAAACTGCGATATGCAGGATACACAACATTTGCACCCAATGTATCTGCTTCGGATACTGTATTACTTACCCAATCTTGCAAGGCACAGTTGAACAGCACTCTGGTGTCGTTTAATAACGCATAGTAATCGTTCTTGCTGAGGTTCTCATAGATCTTGAGCTTGCCTTGTGCTTCCATTTGTCTAGCACGAGTAATAAACTCTGGATTGTTGCTACGCAACGGACCACCTTGGAAGATAGCAAACTCACATGGTTGGTTGGTCAACTGCCCATACATCTCAATCAAGTCCATGAAGAAACCTGGCTGCTTCTCTTGATCAAAACGTGCGGCAAATCCCACACGACGTGGACGCTGATCAAACGGACGAATGTTTTCTGCACCGCCGATGCGCCCTAGTACTTCTTCCTTGCCAAATGCTAGGCCACTAATATTGTATATAGGAGCACGCCATCCAGCAATGCGCATATGAGCAACCATCTCTTCGTTCGTTGCGAGAACTCCATCCACGAACTCATTAACCATCTGTTCGTAGAGTCCCATCCATTTTGCCATACCCCATACGTGTACGAAGTCATCAGGATCAATGGACTGAGCAAGACAGCGCACATACACGCGAGGACGTTGATCAGCAGGAACCTGATTAAGGATGTAGGGTAAACTTTCAATACCGGGTTGAAACATGTCTTCAAAGTAGATAACATCCGCACTAGTAACCTCTCCATTCTTCATCATTTGAACCAAGTTCATCATTTGGCTCATACTAAAATAACTGCGTCCATGTGCGTCTAGCACCTGTCCTACTGAAATAGCTTGGCTATTGTCAATAGTGGTTCCAGGAACATACACAACGTCAAGACCTCTGCGGTCAAACACTCGCCGGTTCCATTCTGTGAGCTGTAATGTGTATCGGGCTTCATAGCTCTCTAAGCCCATGTAAAACAGCTTTCTCATGCTGGACGATATCCAGCAAAGCGTCGAGCATCTTCCCACCACATGTTCTTGGCATTCTTGCCCAACATGTATTTGTTGAACTGTTGGAATGCATAACTTTTAAAGTTATATAAGTCCGCTTCGTTATAGCGGTAGCCATAGTCCTGGCAGAACTCCAGGTACTTTTCGAGATCCTCGTAGATCTCGATCACACGTGGGTTGGATTTGAATTGTGGCTTGGCCATTTTATTTTCCTTAAATTTAAGATAATTTACAACGTTATGATACTGACTGTTTACTTGATTCAACTGTTGAAACGTGTTCAATGTAGTCTTTGTAACTCTTGTTTTTATGATTATGCAGTCTTTTGTAATATAAGTCTATCACTGTTTTTGCCGATCTGAAGGGAAACAATGACGGAATTAATCCATGCACAATAGACAAAATTCCGGCCCATATCATTGTAAAGCCTGCTGACACTGCCCATCGACAATGACTACTATATGATTCTTGACTATCCTGTAGGTGTTTAAACATTAGTGTTCCTCGGTGTTTCGAAAATATTTTCGTATCATATCTTGATTAATTTTAATACCTGAAATAAACTCAAGTTTGTTTAAATTGGCTGCTTTAGAAATATGTACTAACTCACTGCCAAACATCAAATTCAATTGCTGGTTAACAACATCCTGTAAATGTTGTAGATCATCGTTGTTCCATAACACAAGATACAATGATTGTTGTGGTTCATCCACTATGATGTCACCATCAAACCCAATCAACTTGCTTATGTTAGAAATTTTTGCTAAATCAATTTTTACATCATTGATTCGATACTGATTTGATTTTCCTAGATGTTGATAACAATTATGATCGATTTTTTTAAACTTATCGTCCATGACATGATCAATCCATCCGTTTTTTGTTTGTACCCGTGTGCCATCTGGCAGCAAAGTCAATGTAAAATAATCGTCTAGTGTGTAAAAAATTGTTGGATCAAACTCTTCGGCATTGCTGTCTGTTAATGAATTTATCATTACTGGTCCGCTAGTCTCAGTACAACCAAAAATACTTACAATTTTAATGTTGCGACCTTTGATTAAATTTTTGTACTGAGGTTTAATATAAGACAATGTATAAACAGTAAGATCCGTAAAACTCATGTTGAATTTAACTACTGAATTTAAG